CATCTTCTTCCTCTTCTTCATCCTCATCCTCGTCTTCTTCCTCTTCGTCTTCTATGTCCATGTCATCATCTTCTTCCTCTTCGTCCCCATCTTCTTCCTCTTCTTCATCCTCATCCTCGTCTTCTTCCTCTTCGTCTTCTATGTCCATGTCATCATCGTCCATGTCCATGTCATCGTCCATGTCATCATCTTCTTCCTCGATGTCCATGTCTTCTTCGTCAGTTTCTTCTTCTTCCTCCTCCTCTATTTCCATATCACTCCAGAATTCATTACTCTCTGGTAATTCTTGTGGGTTTTTGAAGCTAAATTCTTCGAAAGATAATATTTTTTTGTTCATATCTTTTGTTTTTTATTATTCTGTTATACCTATAGAAGCAGCACTTCCTGACTCGGTAGCGCCATATCCTGGATAGTCTATTTTAGATGTTTTATTAAAAACTGCGTCTTTATAACCAACATAGTCATAAGCAGATTCGGGAGAGATTTTATGTAATCCCGTTCTATCCTCTTTGCTTAAGTTATCTGGATTCCATGGATCACTAACGACTTTCATAAAATCTTTATAACTTAGAATTTCTCTTTTCTTTACGTTTTTCTGATTCATCTTTTTTACTTATTGAATTGCAGAACGCTGGATAATCCAGATTTCATTGCTTTTGTAAATACGTCAGGATTTTTTTCACCTGCAGCTTCAATCTGTCCTTGTATTTTTTCTTTATCTGCAGTAGTAACATTAGGTCCAGATAAAACATCGCCTAGTTTAAATCCGCATATTTTATCAGAAATCATTTTCTCTATGTTATTCATAAATGCAGTATTATTAACTGCATTTGTTAATGCCTCTCTTAATCCTGCTGCAATAGTTCCACCCATTCCTGTGTTAGTATCTATAGACATTCCTAATCTAGGCAATAAATATTCTATTCCTCTTTCTTGTAATGTTTCAGATAAACCTTCTATTATAGCAGTTGCCCAATTTTTACAAGAGCCTTTTCCGAAATAACTTCCTAAATCAGTAAATTTAACAGATTCGATAACGTTTCTTATTACTTGATAAAAGAAAGTTGGTTGGCCGTTTTCATCAAATGGACTTATACCTAATTTCTGTGCAGCCCAATCTATTATATAATCCTTAAAGGTATCTGTAAAACCTCCTCCTAAAGAACTAAAAAATGATGTAAATATATTTTCGTTTATCTCATTCTCTGTTAAACCTTCAGATTGCATACGAAGATATTCATTTTCCAGCATAGCCATTTCTCTGCTATATTGGGTGATATCGTATCTTCTGTTTCTATTTGCTGTCTTAGATTCAGATATAAACTTAGAATAACTTCTGATTACCATTTGGTTTTTACTTTTATAGTATATATCATTTTATCCCAAGGAATCTGATATATATGTAGAAATGCCCAGAATTTTAAAAATAGACAATTTTGAAAAAGTTGCTAAACCTAAATATGGATTAGGTTCAGATGGTACCTGCTATATGGTTAAGGAAACTTTTTATCTAGAAATAGCAGAAACATACGTTGTTGATGAAATAGGTGATCCTAATATTTTAAAAACCAAATGGGCAAAAATTAAAACATTAGAGGGTGATATGATCAGTATCTCCAATTCAATGGCATTCATTGAATTAAAAGGATTTACTGGATTTGTTGAATGCAGGCCAGAAAATAAAACAAAAGAAGGCGAGCCAAATTTTGATGCTTTACCACCAGAATATTTGGAAAAGATAGGAAAGGGGTTAATTGGAAGTAATCCAATGACATTCGAAGAAAGAAGAAAAGCAGTTATAGCTAGGATATGAGAAGACTATTTAATTTTAACGAATTTGTAAACGAGAGCAGTGCAGCTGGCAATATGGATAGCACTTATCATATTCCGTTTAAGTATTCATCTAACGATCCTAAGGAAGGATATAACAGCAAAAGCTTTGTTGATGATCTTAAATCTGTTTTTGTAGAAAAACCTGAACTTAAAAAAGAAATAACAACTTTTATATCTACCACTATGAGAATCTCTAATATAGACGATCTCTCTACCAGACCATTTTCTGAGATAATTAAGATAATACCTGAAATAGAAAGAATTATAGAAGCAGGCGAATATGAGCCAGAGCTTAAGATGCCAGGAGGAGCAATACTATTTATAAGAAACAAGATCCTTAAAAACGGAAGGGGAGCAGACTTTTATATGAATAGCCACGGAACTAAAATAGAAGTCGTTACTGAAGATGTAGAGGGAAATGAAAAAGTAATGGTCTTTAGAACAGAAGAGTTTCCTTTTGAAAGGTTCGATTTTACCGATGAAGAAAAACAGGAAACGGAAGACTTGGTAAAAGAAAAGAGATCTAACTCTTAAATCTGTTCATTATTAAATCTATTGATTTCTCCTTAGATAGATCAGTTCCAGATTCCATATCAATGTCTCTTGATACTTCTGAAAATAAAATACAGTCATATTGATCTGAGAAATCTCTTATATTACTTTTTAGGAATCTCTTTATTTTATTTATATCCTTAGTGGATTCGCACAGAGGATCCAGAAGTTCAGTCATCAACAAAGCTACATTATCCTTATGTGATATTTTCACTATGGAAAAAAACCATGTAAATATGCGCATAGTCTTTACTCCCTTTTTTCTAATAACTAAAAATCCCTGATCCCATAGATTATATTTAGAGCAGTGGCTCTCTATTGATACTAGTGAATTGTATTTTTCATAAAACTCCGTGTTTTCTTCAAGGAATTTATCAATAGTGGACAAAGAATTTTTTGCTATCTCCTCTATCTCTCCTATTAGATCAAGATTTTTATCAAGTAAATTATAAAAATTATCCCTCTCATCTTCTGTCATTTTAGCCAAGGTCTTTTGACTAAATTCAGTTTTCTTCACAAAACTCTCCAGATCTCTTCTAACTGAAAGTATGTTTCTAAAATATCTCTCAAATCCAGGCTTATTAAAATTATCTTTAGTTTTTACTAAATAAGCCATAAGCATATAATACTTATGTTCTAGATCGATAGGATCTTCTAAAAACCAATATGGCTTAGCTTCTATCATAGACACGTTTCTATATTATTATATATAGAAAAACACCATAAATTATTCAGAATAAAAAATATTTTTTAAAACATGAAACTATCCTGCGCACGAGGACTAAAATTTTTACGAAGTAAATCCCCGGCTATGAATACTATCTTATCTTAATCCTATGAGCCCCCAGTTTTTAGTTATCGCATATTACACAGAAAACACTTCATATGAAGCACTCGCTGGCAATCTTAAAAGATCTTTACAAAACTTTGGATTGGCTCATCATATTGAAGCAATAAAAGATCTTGGTTCTTGGGAAAAGAACACACACTACAAGGCATATTTTATAAAAGAAATTCTAGATCATAGAAATCAGGATGTACTTTACGTAGACGTTGATGCTCAATTTAAAGCATATCCAGATCTTATTCAAAATCTAGATTGTGATATAGCGTACAGAACACAAGACTTTAGATGGCGAGCTGATGAAGCTTTATCAGGTACTCTCTTTTTAAGAAATAACGAAAGGGTAAAGAGGTTCATGGATCGATGGATTCAACTTAACGAAGCTACTCCAGCAGAAAGAATGAAGCCAGAAACATGGGAGCAAAAGAATATGCAGAGAGCACAAAGAGAAATGAGCGATCTTGTTTACTACAATCTCCCTCCTGAATATACATTTATTTATGATCACATGAAAATGATGTATCCTAGTACATCGCCAGTAATAGAGCATTATCAGGAGTCGAGAAACGTTCATAAAAAAATGAATCAAAATTCTAATTTTAGACTAAGAAGATAGTATGAAATTAAAATATTCGGTAGTGAGCTCAGACTCTAATCCAGAGTATCTGGATTTTTGGCCATATGTTGCAAAGGCATGGGAAAGAATAGGTATATCGCCAGTTCTTCTCTATATCGATAATAATCCACCTCCTGATTGGGTTTACGAACACGGTAGGGTTATCTATTTGGAATCTATAAAAGAATGGACAATTGTACAACAAGCCCAATGTATAAGATTTTGGGCTTCTCGGATATTAGATAAGCCTTTTATTATATCGGATATGGATATGCTACCTATTTCTAAAGAATACTATGAAAACGGAGCAGAACAGATCGGAGACAAGGGTATCGTTTCTTACTCTTCGGATATTATTAAATATAGATGGTACAGGACTAACCCTCAGTACCCTATGTGTTACCTAGCTGGCGATCCGCAGAGCTTTGTTGATTTGTTAAACATAATTGAGCTGGATCACAAAATATTCCTTAGAAGATTAATGCACATGAGCATGAGAGCGGGTACAGATCAGAAGTTTTTTTATAACCAGACTCTTAGAAATAAGACCGTTGTAATAAAGCATTTAGAGAGGGGATGGATAGAAGAAAAATATGCCACGGGAAGACTGGATAAGGTTATATGGCCAAATTCTGATTATAATGTCACTGAATATATAGACTGTCATCTTCCTAGACCTCTTTCAGCTAATAGGAATATGTGCGAAACATTATTTGCTAAATTAGATTTATGAATACTGGAAATCCAATTTTTATAACATACTATACAGGGAATTCTTATTACTCAGAATGTGCCAAATCAATTAAGAGTACTTGCGATTTATTGGGTATAAATATAATAATAGATAAATTAGAGGACACTGGTTTTTATTGGAAAAATACTCTAATTAAACCATCATACATACTAGAAAAAATAAAATCATTAAAGAGCGATGTTATTTGGATAGATGTTGATACTAAGATATTTAAATATCATGATTGTTTTAAAAAATGGGACTCTGATATTACAGTAGCTAGCCACACAGGTGATCTACAAGGAATAAAAGCATCTCCAATAGGTATAAAGTATAATGATAGAGCATTGAAATTACTAGAATCTTGGGAGTCAGTGTGTAAGCATAAAATTTCCTGTAACGATGTCGATCTGGACCATGATATATTAAAATATGAGATACTTCCAGATATGTCTGATAAAATTAGCATGAGTATTATGTCAAACGATAATAACTATATAGATTTCACAAACGGAAGCATAATAGACAATGGGATATCCCGTGTTGCAAATAAGGGTAGAGAAATGAAAATAGTAATAGATAAGAACTCTATGAGAGATGGGAGGTTTAAATCCATGGATATTAAAAATTTTAGTATATGAAAAAAATTACTAAAGAAAGGGGTAGGAGATTAATAAATAGATATGGTGTTACTAGAGGAGTAACACAAATTATTAATCCTGTAATTAATCCAGAGGAGACTAAGAATGAAAGCGACAATGAAAATTCTAAAGAATATATCAATGGTAACGGAATAAATGATAATGAAATAAAAAAGGTGGATATGAGTATATTTAACCCTATAGAAGAAGCAAATAAAAGGGAAGAAATACAAAAATGGGAGAAGATAACCGATAAGGATGTTATTTTCATTTCTTTTTTTTCTGATCCTCCTGGAAGTACTTTTTATTCAGACAGAGCTCAGTTTTTAATATCTTCTTTAGAAAAACTTGGGTATGATTATTGTGTTACTCATTTTAAAAACGATAGAAATTATTACCAAAATTGTTGTTTTAAGCCCTCTTATATTCGTAGCAAAATAAATGAATTTGATAAGAACGTAGTATGGATAGACGGTGATACATTTCTTAAAAGGAATATGGACTATTTTACAGATGGAAGTAAGGATTTTGATATTGGTTTAGTTACCTATAATAATGATATATCAGGGATTATAGCTTCGCCTATATTTTTTAAAAATACTTCACTCTCTAGAGAGATGATAGAAAAATGGGATATGCACTGTACTTATAGAGTAGAGAATGGATTATGTGAATTAGATCACGATGCTCTAAAGCATAAGATTCTTCCAGAGATGAGACAAAGAATAAGGATAAAGCTTAATTGGGATGAATCAAACAATTTACATAACGGTTCTATATTAAATAACGTAAACTCTGAAGTTCCACACAAAAGAGAAATATTAGCTGAGATGGTTAATGTAAATAGACACAGACCTTTTATATACGAAGGAAAAGATTTTATAATTATATGAATAAGATAAGAACAAATTGGGCACCTTTTCCTTTGGAATATTCATCGTGCTCTAAATTTAAACCTAGATATTTTGAGTGGTCTAATAGTGAGGGACAAAAAACATTATGGATTGATAATCAAATAATGAGATATCAAGGATCTAGTGAGAATAACTTCGGGTGGTTTTGTGAATCCAGTGAGATACTTCCAGATCTAAAGATATACCTAAAAAAAAATCTAGGTTTATTAAAGACAAGATTTAAAAACATATTTACGTGCGATGAAGAAATAATATCATGGGATCCTAGGTTTTTTATTTTTAATCCTCCAGGATCTAATTTACCTTGGACTCCCCACCACGATTATAGGATACCTAGTAAGAGTAAAATATGCTCAATGATATGTAGTCCTAAGGATATGACTTCTGGTCACAAATTAAGACTGGACGTATCTTCCAGATTAGCAGGTAAGATAGATTTATTTGGCGGATCACATGGAAGTAATAGGATAGGTGAAGGGGAAGGTCCAAATAGGGATTGGTGGAGATCTAAAGAGAGCGCATTAGCACCTTATATGTTTTCTGTTGTTTTTGAAAATGCTAATTATCCTAAATATTACACAGAAAAGATAACCGATTGTTTTGCATTGGGAGTTATCCCGATATACTGGGGAACTGATCTTATATCCGAAGATTTTAATTCTGAGGGGATAATAAAATGGACCCCAGATTTTAACCCAGATTCACTGACAGAGGATCTCTATAATTCAAAAATGTCTGCGATACTGGATAATTTGGAGAGAGTAAAAAAATTAGATTTTTCTGATGATGTTTTATATAAAAATATAATTAATTTATGAGATTAGGAAAAATATTAATAACTCCCTATTATAGAACTGAAGACTATAGGAGAAATTACGAAATCGATAACGTTCTATTTAGAAATATAAATTCGAATATTTTCGAAAAGATAATACTTTTCTGTGATAATAACTACAGACCTGAATTGAAGGACGATAGGCTGGAGTTTATTGACACAGACAGGAGAGCTACGTATTTGGATTTTTTTAATAAAGGGAATGAGTATCCGGGTAAGATAATAGTTATTTCTAATAGTGATATCTTTTTCGACAACACCATTAATTTATCATATAAATCTATAAAAGGGCGGAAGAGAGTTCTTGCGTTGACTAGATATGAATATAGATATAATGAATACGGTGAGCCATTCTATGAAATGTTAATGGGATGTGATAGTCAAGACTCTTGGGTTTATTTTTCCCCTATAAACATGAAAGATATGGATATAGATTTTGGATTGGGTATTCCTGGGTGTGATAATAGAATCGCATATGAATTGTCCAAGAACCATTTAGTAAAAAACCCCAGCTTTAGTATAAAAACTTATCATTTTCACGATAGCAATACAAGGAATTATAATCCCGATGATAGATTAGAGGGGGATTATTTACAGGTACATATGGAATAAAAAAATGAATAACTTAAAATTGGATCTTAAAAGAATAACCCTGATATGTATAGACGGAAGGGTAATAGACGAAGAAAAATTGGAAAGATATAGGCTTATTGTAGATTATATGGTTAAGCGTGTTGATTTTCATAGGATTATTTTTGTCGCAATGTCAAATCCTAATATTGAAGGAGTGGATTTTATAAAAACAGATAGAATGTCTATAAACGATTATTCATCTTTTTGTGTAAAAAGGCTCAATGATCACATAGACAGTGATTTTTGTATGATATTTCAAGACGATGGATTCATATTAAATCCTGAACTATGGGAAGATTCGTTTTTAGATTACGATTATATAGGTGCTCCGTGGCCTTTTACTTTAGGATGGCCGGTAGAAGGTAGACAAGTTGGTAACGGGGGATTCTCTCTAAGAAGTAAAAAGTTTTTACAAATATCTTCTGAATTACCAGATACAAGAGAAAACGAGGACACATATATTCTATGCGCAAACAGGGATTATTTAGATAGTAACAATATAAGAATAGCACCTTTAGATATCGCTAGAAAATTTGCGGTAGAAGTTCCCTTAGACGATGAGCATAACATCAATAATTGTTTTGGATACCACGCAAAACATTTAGTCAATCAAGCAATAGAATATATAAAACAAAAAAATATCTCAGAGGAATGATTAAAACTATAGCATACTACCCAGTTCATTATGGGGCTGAATACATTGCAGCTTCTATAAAATCAATAGAGCCTTTTGTCGATAAGATAATAATACTCTATACAAAAGATCCAAGTTACGGTTTTGGGACTTCTATGCAATGTCCAGAAAGCGAAGAAGAAATAAAAAATGAAGCATTTTCTGTTAGTGACAAGATAGAATGGGTTAATCTTAATGGATCTAGAAATGAATCGGATCACAGAGGAAACATCATGAGATACACTAGTGGATACGATGTTTTATTAGCAATGGATACAGACGAGGTTTGGAATCAGGAAAGCTTGGAAAGGTGTATAAATGAAACATACAACGGAACATCATGGAGAAGAAATGTTTTAGGGTTTGTTAATTTCTGGAGATCGTTTGATTGGGCTTGTTATGATGGATTTCAACCCGCTAGATTATTTAAAATAAATGCTGGAAATACTATAGAGGAACCTATAAATGGAACAATATACCACTTCGGATACGCACAATCCGATAAAATAATGAATTATAAATTCGAAATCCATGGTCACAAAAATGAATTAAAACCTGGATGGTTGCAGAATACTTATTATACATGGGAGCCTGGTAAAAAAGATTTACATCCAGTTTGTGATGTTTGGGGTGAGGCTGTACCGTTTGATAAAAACACATTACCAGGTTATTTAAAAGAACACCTTAATTTTAATAAATCTATAATATCATGAGAAAGGTAATGGTAGGTATACCCGTATTAAATGGGAACGATTGGGTTAAAAAGTGTGTGGATTCAACTTATCCGCAGGCTGATGATTTTCTCATAATAGACAATGGTGCGGATCGTGAGGGTAAAATCATTATAGAGCCATATAAGAAAATAGTAAACGAAAAAAACATATACGTAAATCCAGCTTGGAATCAGATTATGAAAGCTTTTCTAGAATCTGACAACGATTACCTTATAATCCAAAACTCTGATCTTATTTTAGGTGCTTCTGCAATTAATGAAATAAGAAAAATTGACATAGCAAAAGATAAAACCAATATAATAGCTCATCAGGTGGATGAATTTTCAAATAACCCATCGGAAGAAATTATAGATTTGGGCGACGGGGTTCCTGGTATTATGATAATAATGGACAAAGAGATGTGTAAGATGGTTTATCCCATACCAGAAGATCTAAAACTTTGGTATGGTGATAATTGGATCTACTGCAGATTACAAAAAAACGGGTACAAATTTATACTTCATAAATCTATAGAAGTTAAGCACGGATTAAGTAAAAGCATAAATTATTTACCAGACCACGAAAAAGGACCAATTATAGATTCGGATAAAAATCTATGGGAAACTAAATATAAATATCTAATATAAATTAAAAAAATGGAAAATTACACTATAATTATACCACACAAGCATACCGAACTAAACGATTTAAGTTTGGAAATAAATATAAGGATGCTTGAGGAAAATTCAGTAAATAAGGAATATGAGCTTATAATAGCAGACGAAGCTCTAGATCCTTATACATTATGGAATGTTTATGCTGAAAAAGCAAAATACGACAATCTTGTTTTTTCAAATTCCGATGTTTTAATGGCAAAAGATTGGGATTTACATTTAATAGGTTCTTTATGTGATAATTCGATAGTTACTGGATATCTGGTAGAGTGCGGAGTAATAGGTGTTGCTTCACAGAATATACACGCAAATTTTGGAAACGGTCCTAAGGATTTTAGAAGAGAGGAATTCGAATCCTTTTGCCAAGAGCATAGTAAAAATGTTCCTGATTTTAAATATGAGAGAGGATGGTATATGCCTTGTGCTATTAAAAAATCCTTATTTATTAAAGAGGGAATGTTTGATACTAGTTTAGGCTTTCCTAATCCTAACGATATAATATTTTGGGAAAAATGTATAGCTGATGGTGTACAATTAAAAAGAGCAAAAAGCTACGCTTATCATTTCCAGAATTTATCCAATAAAGAGCACGAATATAAAAGAAACTAATATGAGCAAAAACGAAAGAGGATTTTATTCGCAATGGGGACAAGATGAGTTTGTAGTTTCTATACTAAAAAATAAAAGAAATGGATATTTTGTAGATATAGGAGCTTATGATGGGATTACTATTAGTAACACGTATTATCTGGAAAAAGAATTAGGATGGGATGGATTATGTGTAGAAGCAAATCCGTACACATATCAATCCCTGATATCATGTAGGGAAACACAATGTGTTAATTTAGCAGTTGGTCCTTACGAAAAGGAGGTTGATATTTTATTGAATGGATGGTCTAGCGCAATAGATGATGATTTTACTTCTAGTGAAATATTAGATAGTAATTTTCAATCTGTTAAAGTAAAAGCTATTACTGTAAATGATCTTTTAGAAAGATATAAAGTTCCTAAGAATTTTGATTATCTAAGCATTGATATAGAAGGGGGAGAACTTGATATAATTTCTCAATTTGATTTTAAAACATGGAGATTTTCCTTAATCACATACGAACATAATGCTCATCTTGTTGACCATAAAGATTACAACAAGCTCTTAGAAAGACAGAAACAAGTAGAGGAAATTTTATTCTCTAATGGATATGATCTTCATATGAATTTTAACGGCGATGGATTTTTTATAGATAAAAAAATTATTTAAATATGTATAGTCAATTAGGAGAAGACGATATAATATTAGATTATTATAAGGCCCTTAAAAACGGACATAGCAGCAAACTATCTAACAATATTTTAGATGTTGGTGCAAATGACGGATTAACTCTATCTAATACGAGAGAAATTATAAACTTATACCCTGAGATAAAATGCTATTTTGTTGAACCAAATCCTATATGTAATAAGAAATTGAAGGAGCTATATGCTAATAGCTCTCATGAGATATATGATTTTGCAATAGGTGATTATAACGGAAGCACACAATTATACTGCAACGGAAGCCACATTACGAATAACGATAACGGACTTTTGTCTACTATACTTCCAGACGAGACTAAAAGATGGGGTGAAAATGAGAAATGGGAATTAGTAGAAGTAGAGGTTAAAAAATATCCTTTTATAGACGTTGATTTTGATTTTATATCAATAGATGCTGAGGGAATGGATGAGATTATACTGAAACAAATAGATCTAACCAGAACCTATATTATGTGTATAGAATGGAACTCTAATGAGGATACTTTCAACAGTATAAATTCTTATTGCACATCTTTTTCTATGCGCATTTTACATCAGAACGGTATTAATTTAATATACGTAAAGGATCCTGAATAATGCACGAATTTTTTGATAGATTCATAGAGATCGTATCTGACCCAACAAACAAAAAAATATCTAGACACAAAAAAGCAGGCACTATAGAGGGTGGTTATATTTATATGCACAACGGTGTAAAAATATACAGAGATTCTTACTATGGTAGTTTTAGTGATATTTTCATTATTAACCAAGGAGTGCATGAGCCACAGGAGGAATATATTTTTTCTTTAGTTCTAGATAAGATAAAAAAAATAAATCCAGTAACATTAGAACTTGGATCTTATTGGGCTTTTTATTCTCTTTCAATTCTTGAAAAAATACCAGAGGCTAAATGCTTTCTTATAGAACCTGGAGAATTTGAAATCTCTTGTGGTATTAGAAATTTTGAACTTAACAAAAAGAAAGGCACGTTTGTAAAAAATAATATAGGGGTAAACGGAATAAATGTAGATTGGTTTCTTAAAAATAATAATATTGAGCATTTAGATATATTACATTCTGATATACAAGGATATGAAATGGAAATGCTCAAAGGATCTGTTGAATATCTTAGTAATAAAAAGATTGATTATATTTTTATTTCAACGCATTCTAATGGATTACATAATGACTGCATAGATTTTTTAGAAAAACACGATTATCATATAATCTGTTCGGTTAATTTAGATGAAACTTACTGCTGTGACGGTATTATTGTTGCTCAGAGTAAAAATATTGAAATTTTATTGGCGGATTTAGATAAAAAGAATAAGGATCTTCTAATAAGCAAAGCTGAGCTTCTGGAGATCTTTAATTCTAATGGTATTACTTTATGAAAACGTGTGTTTTAGGATCCGGAGGATTAGTCGGATCGAATCTTTATAAAAAATACAAGGAAAAATATCCGGAAGCTAATGTGCTTGCACCAAAAAAGTCAGAATTAGATTTAACAAATTGGACGGAAACTCTGAATTATTTTTTAACAAATAAGCCCGATGTTGTTTTCCTTTGTGCAGCAAAGGTTGGTGGTATAAAAGCAAATAATGATTTTAAAGCATCTTTTATAACTATCAATTTAAAGATACAAACTAATGTAATAGAATCATGTCATCTTTCTGGTGTAAAAAAACTGGTTTTTTTAGGATCCTCTTGCATATATCCAAAAAACTCCGAGATACCGATAAAGGAAGAATATCTACTCTCTGGTCATTTAGAACCAACTAATGATGCTTATGCCATAGCAAAGATCGCTGGAATTAAGATGTGTCAATCCTATAGGCAACAATATGATAGGGATTATATCTCAGTTATGCCATCTAATCTTTATGGGCCAGGGGACAATTTCGATCTTAATACTAGTCACGTTCTCCCTGCTCTAATAAGAAAATTCCATGAGGCTAAAATAGAAAATAACCAGGAGGTTGAAATATGGGGTACAGGAAAGCCCATGAGGGAATTTTTATATGTTGAAGATTTAGCTGATGCTTTGATATTCTTAGCTGAAAATTATTCGGATGAAAAAATAATAAATGTTGGCGCTGGTGAGGATATATCAATTTCAGATTTAGCAAATATTATATCCGAAGAAGTAGGATATACAGGAAATATAAGATTTAATACTAATTATCCAGACGGTACGATGCGAAAAGTTATGGATACAACTAGAATAAACGATTTAGGATGGAGTCCCAAAACTAGCTTACGTGACGGAGTAAGAAAAACATACGAATATTATAAAAATAAATATGGAAATTAGAAAATGTATAATTACCGGAATTAACGGACAGGATGGGAGTTATCTTGCGGAGCTTCTTCTTGATAAAGGATACGAAGTTCATGGGACAATAAGAAGATCTTCGTCTTTTAATACAAGGAGAATAGACCATTTAAGAGATCGTAAAAATTTTCATTGGCACTATGCTGATGTTACTGATCCGGTTTCAATTAGCAACCTCATAGCTAATATTAAACCCGACGAATTTTACAATTTAGCAGCTCAGAGTCACGTTAAGATTTCTTTCGAAATACCTTATTATACTGGGCAAGTTGATGCTATAGGAACTTTAAATGTACTAGAAGCGATAAGAACGCATTCTCCGAATACTAGATTATACCAAGCATCTACTTCGGAACTTTATGGTAAGGTACAGGAAATACCACAATCTGAAAATACTCCTTTTTATCCTAGAAGCCCATACGGAGTAGCAAAATTATATGGATTCTGGATAGTAAAAAACTATAGGGAAGCTTATAATATATTTGCTTGTAACGGCATTTTATTCAATCATACATCTCCTAGAAGGGGGGAAAATTTCGTCGAAAAGAAAATAGTAGATGGATTAGTTGATATCAAAATGGGTAAATCTGATCTGTTAAAACTAGGCAATCTAAACTCTTCCCGTGATATAGGACATGCTAAAGAATATGTGGAGGGTATGTGGAGGATGCTTCAGCAGGAATCTCCTAGAGACTTTGTTTTAGCAACTGGAGTAACCTATACTATAAAAGAAATAGTAGAGATGACTGCTTCTAAATTAGGCATGGGTCTTATTTTTAGCGGTGAAGGACTAGATGAATCCGGAATAATTAAAGAAACTGGTAAAAAAATAATAGAAATTGATTCTAAATATTTCAGGCCATCTGAGGTTGATCTTCTAATCGGAGACGCAAGTGATGCTAAAAATGTATTAGGGTGGGAACCAAAACTATCTCTATCTGATATAATAGATGAAATGATAGAAGATAAAATTAATTCCTATGGATTATAAGTCACTCCTTGATAAGGAAATAGAATACTTAAAAAATATACCTATTGATAGAATAAAAGACGTGGTTAGTCAGATTCATTGGAATCTGAACACTGGTAGGATAATAACATCTGGAATGGGAAAAGCAGGGCAAATAGCACACACATTTGCAACAACCCTTTCTTCTACTGGAACACCATCTTTTTTTCTTCATCCAGCAGAGGCACAGCATGGGGACTTAGGTATAGTCCAACCGGGAGATGTAGTAATAGTTTTTAGTAATTCTGGAAAGACTAGGGAATTAATCGAGCTTATTGATCTGATTCATAATCTTAAATATGGTAATTACATATACGCCATAGTTGGAACTAAAACCAGTGAGATATCTATAAAATGCGCAGATTATATTGAGTTTGGGCCAGTAGAGGAAATTTGTCCAATGGGACTAACTCCTACTACTTCAACAACTTGTATGTCTGTTATTTCAGATTTGATTGTCGTGGGATTAATGGAAAAAAATAACTTTAATAAACAAAAATACTCAAAACTTCATCATGGTGGATATCTTGGACAGAAATCAAAAAACTAAAATACTCATAGCGGGTCCTTGTGTTATTCAGAGCTGGGACACTTGTCAAGAAATTGCTATAGAGCTAAAAAGAATTTGTGATCTTTATAACTTTATTCCAGTTTTTAAAGGAAGCTGGGACAAAGCAAATAGAACGTCTGGTGACAGCTTTAGAGGGATTGATAAGAATAAAGCTCTTGAGATACTTTTTAGAATAAAAGAAAATATAGGTATTTCAACAATAACGGATGTACACGAAGTTTGTCAAGTCGAGGAGGTTTCAAAATGTGTTGATTTTTTACAGATACCTGCTTTTTTGTGTAGACAAACAGATCTTATAGAAGCATGTGCAAAATCTGGAAATCCCACCTTAGTAAAAAAAGGTCAATTCCTTTCTCCTGAGTCTTGCTCTTATATAGAAGATAAATTTTATAAAGCTGGCGGATCCAGAATGATGATATGTGAAAGAGGAAATTCGTTTGGATATAATGATCTAATAGTAGACACAACATCAATAACTAGATTAAAAAAATCCTGTGAAAAATCCTTAGTTGCTTTGGATTGTACACACAGTCTACAGAAGCCAAATGGAATTGGAAAAACTGGGGGTAATTCCCAATTTATAGAGGATATGGTTAAATACGGTGCAGTAATGGGAGCGGATGCTCTATTTATAGAAACGCATCCGTATCCACATCTTTCTCCCTCGGATTCTGAGAATATGCTGGAGTTATCTAAAATGGAAGAAATATTAATAAAAGCAAGAAAAATATATGATGCAGGATAAAAAATTGGATGTAGTTATAATTAGTTATGCTAAGGATGATTATTGTAAAGATCTAACCACCAACTGTATAATTTCTTTAATGTCTTCCGAGGACAATCCAGGAGATCTTTTTAATGTTATAGTTGTTGAGTCCGAACCAGGAATAACTTGGGAGCATCTAGCAGAAAATGTAAAAACTTATTCTGCACCACTTCCCTATGGGTATCACAAATTTCTAAACTTTGGTAGAAAAAAAGGAAATTCCGAATGGGTTGCTTTATGTAATAATGATCTAGAATTTAAAAGAAATTGGTTTACCAATATATTGGAAGCTTCGGAACAGTTACCAAATTTCATGTCCTTTTCGCCTTTATGTCCAATGACACAACCTCTTTATGGAATAAATCAAGATACTGGGTTGATAGAGGGGTATGATATAAGAAAGCAAATATCTGGATGGTGTATAGTTCATAAGAGAGAAATCTATAATATAATAGGGGATCTTGACGAAAGATTTAGTCATTGGTTTTGTGATAATGATTATGCTATGGAGATAATCGCTAATGGAGTGAGACATGCTCTGGTTACAAAATCTATAGTAGAGCATCACGATAATAACATAGGAAAGACAACAGAAAGAGTGGTTAAGGATTACGATCTAATGTATAAAATGACTAGCGGATCTTATCCTATTTTTAAAGAAAAATGGAATTTATAAAAATATCGATATGAAAAGGTGGGAGATAATTAATACAATAATAGAAAACAAGGGATATAAGAATTATCTAGAAATTGGGGTAAGGGACGGAAAATGTTTCAAGGAGATATGTTGCGAAAATAAAATAGGCGTAGATCCTAGTCCAGTTTCAGACCACACCACACATATAATGACTTCCGATTCTTTTTTTGATAGTATAGATACTGATCAGAAATTCGATATAATTTTTATTGATGGCTTGCATTTAGATTTTCAAGTCGATAAGGATATTGAAAATTCTTTGAGACATCTATCAGAGGGAGGTACTATAGTTCTTCATGATTGTAATCCGCCTACTAAATATCACGCGGCGGAGTCCCCTGTTTTTTCTGCTCCTGCCAACGGTGAGTGGAACGGGACTGTATATCTTTCGTTAATAAAGCTTAGGCTATATAGAAACGATCTTAAGTTAGTTACCGTAGATACTGATTGGGGAGTTGGTATATTAACTAGGGACATAAGCGAGAGCCTTGATGTTTTTCCTAATCTTGCTATATCCTGGGATTTCTTTTCTGGAAACAAAAATCTTATACTCGATCTAATTTCTCCTGATGAATTTAAGGAGAGATATTCAATTTATAAAAATGTTTAACGAAATTATTTATTAAATCCATGATATAAAAGTTATTATGACTATAGAAAAAGGCTATAAGCTTATTATTTCTAGGGAAAAAGGAAAAAACTATGTCGAAATAGCTAGACACAAAGATCCACATATGGATAATATACTCATAATAAATAGTTTTGGAAGTAAAAGATATGAGGATGTTTGGATAATAGAAAAGGATTTACCTTCTTGGCTTTACAGTATAGGGAAAGAGGGTTTTACAAAGATAAAAAAGGAAGAAGATGCTGAGTCTCCTAAAAAAAATACTAAAAAGAAAAAACAATAAGATGGAAAACATAGAGGAAATAGACATAGAATATCTAGACAATGAACTTAAACCATTTCTTTACAAATGGAGTAAAGGAGATAATGCAGGGGATATTTGTGAATATGATAATGTTTTTAAGGATCCTACTACGGGAATTATATGGATAAATTTTAAGGGAGGGTCAAGAATAAACTATGCTATCCTTAATGAATATATGCTGCAAATAGAACCTTCGTCTATAGTACACAGCGAGCCTATTGTAAAAAACTCATTACCAGTTAAAAATGTAATGCTTTCAGAAACTAAAGCAAAAGTTCCAGACTTAGAAAACCCTATAGTTTCCTTGTTACAAAAACAGAAACCCAATTGGGTTGAGGTTGGTATAAACCTAAAATTAAACCTTCCAACAAAGAATCTTTATAATGTATTGACATCATCTTTTGATGATGCAGAAGATGAAATTATAGAGTTTGTTGTAAGAGACCTAGACATCGAACTAATAAAAGAGAGTCTAAGGATAAATATAAAGGATATATATAAATCAAATGGAACTTTACGAAAAAGCGGATCAAACAGTAATACAAAAAACGAGGAATAGGGAGGTCGTTGATATAGACGGACACCTGTTTATCAGACAGATAAATCCTGGTGTTATAATAATGCCATTTACTGTGGATGATTCTGGTTTCCCTTCTAAAATAGGAATTATATCAGAGGTTCTAGATCAAAGACCTGGTGGAATGGCTAAAACCCTTATTACTGGATCTCAAGACGATAAGGATGCTAACATATATCAGACTGCTGTTAGAGAAATGGAAGAGGAGTCTGGGTTTTTAGTTGAAGATCTTAAGAGGTGGAAATTTTTAGGAAGTCTATACACTTCCAAGATGATAATAAATTCTAATCCTTGTTTTGCTGTCAATATAACTGGACTAGTTTCAGGAGAAAAAAAGACAGACGGATCTAAATCTGAAAAGGATACCAAATTTGAATTAGTGAGTATACAAGAAGCCCTAGAATTGGAGGATTCCTTAGTTAGTACTCTTTTTATAAAAACATTTAAGGACATTTTTAATAAAGAAGAAGATGAATCTACCAAATAGGAAGGAAAGAAGAAAAATGGCTAAAGAAATGGGCCTACTCAGTAAAAAAAGTAACCTGGTAAACGATGAATCTAAGGAGAGATCGAAGATCATGGGTAATTTAATAAGGCTGAGAAATCTAACTGAACAGAGAAACAGAAAAAAAGATAATTGATTCTATAGTGGATATAAAATCATTTATAATTTCTAAAGCTGATAAGGTTAAAACCTTTAGTACAGATTCTTGTGGAGGAATTCATGTTATAGATGTTAATATGTGGTTCAAGAACAACAATCTTACACCATCTAACATGAATGAAATAAGGCAATACATTTTTGAAGAGTGGCTACATAAAAAAATAACAAGCTCTAAAACAAAAATGTCTAACGGATGTAGTCTTATTATAGTTTATGATAGCCCAACTGACCCTTTTATAGATCTTTTAAAACATAAAATCCTAGAAATATTAGACTATGATTTTTGTGATGTTGTTTTAGTAGACTAAATAAAAATAGGGTATATAATGTATGGCTAAGTTACAGGGAACAAGTTTAGGGATAAACAACCCATCCAACATTTCGGAGGCGGGAACTACCGTATCAGATATACAATATTATTCCACATCTGGAATATACGCTTCTAGTGCAGATAAAGCATTTGCTACTTATGAGTTATCCGAATTAAAATATTTACCAAAGAGTCTTTTCTATGATGCTGCTACTTCGGATGGTGTTTACAGAGGACTTTTTTCATATTATGTTTTAGGCGGATCAAAGGACAGAGTTAGATACGATCTTTCAGAAACAAAAGATTACTTACAAAAAATTACCACTAGAGAGTCTAAAAATCCCACAGCCAAACAAATAATGGATGTAATTAACGGAGCGGGACCTTCAGGAATACCTAGCTATTTAGATCCACAGAGTCCTTACAGAGGGCAAATTTATAATGTTAAGGATTTTATATTCTGTAAGTATTATGGTATAATTCCTAATAACAGAATGCTCACCTTAAGAAGATTTGCTTACCCCACTTTGGATTCATTGAGAGTTTTAGCTTCTGATAAAGTTGGTGACTTTTCAGTAGCAGCGGGTGCAAATAACGTTAATCAGGTATCATACAAAAATTTTGAAATAAAGGATCTTGGACGATTACAAGACGTTAAGGGTATTTACAATACTTCTCTTCCAGTAGCTCAATTAGTAACTTATTTTGGAGGGGATACCAAAAATAACTTAAATAGTATATTAGGTATAGACACAGGACTAAACTTCACATTGCAAACACAGGAGCCAGTAAAAACAGAAAATACCGGAGATCCTGGTTTAATGAATACTCCTTATGGTGATTTAATTAAAGCTGCAATTACTAGTGGAGATAACCAAATATCAGAAACTGATCTGGAGTCTCTTGATAAATTAGCTGCAACACTGATAAGTCCAGAGAAACAAATCAATATCCTACAAAGATCTCTATTAGATGCTGCAGTTAGTGCTGAAGGTCCATTATCTAAGAAGATATTCGTTAACGTCAATACAGTGAACCAAGTAAATACTAGGGCACAGGGATTTAATGGTGGAACTAATTCATTCACTTTAAACTTTGATTTTACATTAAATTCTGCAGGACAGGTAAACTCTAAGCTTCTTTTCCTGGATTTAATGACTAATGTTTTCTCTGTTGCGACTGACTATGGACAATTTTTAACTCCAGAGATAAGGATACAGCAGACTAACTTAGGTCTAGGATTCCCAGGAGGTCCTGGTAAATACGCAATGTCGATAACTGATCCTATAAACTATGTAAGGGACGTAGTTAGTAGGATGCTTTCTAAAAGTGAGGTTGATAGACAATTAAATGCGGAGAAGAGTCTTACTGAAGAAATGTCTCAGCTAGCTAATGAAATGAAGGAGTTTGTGTATAATCCTGATCAGGGGCTAACACCGGATAAGAAACTTTATAAGTCGATAGCAGTTATGATCTCTGATGCCTTTCTTAAGAAGGTTTATTTTAGCCCGATAATGCTAAGTGGATATCCTACTGGAGATTGGCATTTAACCATAGGAAATCCTTTAAATCCTATTGCAATGATGGGAAACCTAGTTTGTAAAAATGTTAAAATCGGCTTTAATGATGAATTAGGTCCCGATGATTTCCCTACTGAAATGAACGTTCAGATAACATTAGAACCTGGAAGACAGAGACATAGAGGGGATTGGGAATCTATGTTTAACAGAGGTAACGGAAGATTATATCTAGGTCAGCTTGTTAAAAGCCAAGAAAGTACAAATGCTTGGGTTAACGTTTCGACTGGTCAATTTGTTAATCAAACAGATGGTCAAGATATTTACGACATTACTAGAAATAATATAGATCCTCTAACTGGAACAGAAACGAATGCTACAATAGGAGAATCCCAACAGGGTAATTAATATAAGATAAGTTATGCTTACAATAGACGTAATAGAAGGTAAACCATTTTTCACTAATCCGCAAACGAGCGAGAGATATCTTGATTTGCTTACCCCATCGTGGAATACTAGAACTCTGAGATATACCTTAAAAACTATTGGTATTGTAACAGAGGAGACTGAAATGCGTGCTGATCTGGTTTCTTTTACTTATTTAAACGAGACATCTAGACTCGGGACAATGCTAAAGTTAAATAATATATCTAATCCGCTTAGTTTGAAATCAGGAGAAGTTCTTTTTATTCCTGGAGATGATATGGTAAGTGAACTTTTTAGAAGCGGGGAGGCTGCTAATAATCAAAAGCAGAAAGCAAGATCGTTTAGAAAAGAGCTACAAGAAAAAATATCCCAAGTTAGTAAAGAAAGATTGGAGTATTTAAATTCCAAGAATATCTCAAACATAGCGGATACCCCGCTTCCTCCCAATTTGCTAAGGGAAGGAGAACAGCAGATATTAGTAACAGAGGGAAGATTGATATTCGGTCCTGATATAGGACAATGTAGAACAAGAACGAAAAAGAATGTATCCGTTACTGATGTTAAAACTAAACTAGCACAGAAAAACATATTCAGAAGATAATTATGGCTGTACAGGTAAACGTAAGAAAAACTATATTACAGTATAGAGATCCGGATATATTTCTAGATGAATTGTCTGTAGTTGATACATCTTCACAAAAAGGAGATACTAAACTAAACGACGAGAAAAATGACAACATTCAGAAAAAATATTTCGGAACTAGTAAACCTTTAATAAGAATAAATTCCCAGATTATTGAGGGATTATCTTACTTTAAAATGGATATGACTGGGTTCAAGCCAACAGTTATATTTAGATTTGAAACTATAGATGAAAGATTTATATCTACTGCATTTCCAAAAGATGGCGATATTGTTTCAGTTTACATAAGACCCTTCGGTGAGATATTTAAACCGATAAGGATGGATTTTATAATAAACGAGGTTATATCACCATTCTCAAATGGTCCTTATAATGACTATGCGCCTTCTACTGGTAGATTTCAAAGCTATACTGTTTTAGGAGAGGTTAGGATACCTAAACTATACAAGGATATATGCAAAGTGTTTAAAGGTAATAGCTCAGATGCTTTACTTAAGATAGCAGAGGATCTTAATTTAGGATATGCTTCTAACGAAACGAAGACTAATGATTCAATGAACTGGATATCCCCAAATATTGATTACAATACATTGATTAAGCATATTGTTAATGGATCTTGGTTAGGTGAGGAGGATTATTTCGATTGCTGGATAGATCAGTATTATAACTTAAATTTTATAAACTTAAAGAAGCAATTTGATGACGTAAATCCTAGTATCGAGACAATGAGAATGGCTTACGGAGCGGATAGCTTTGGTGCGGTATTTCCAGGAGGAACTGAAACAGCTGAAGTTGAGTTCCCTTTGTTGTTAACCAACTCTACCCAATTTAGTAAATCCCCTCTTTTTATAAAAGATCTTTCGGTAGAGCAAAATGCTGGTTCTATAAATAACGATCTTGGTTATTTTCAAAAGGTACAATTTTACGACAGTAAGCTCGTTTCTGATAAACCTAAAAATAAATTCGTTGAGTATAATATAGAATCAGTTACGAACAAGAATCTAGGATCAAGAGATAATATAAACAAGGGAAGACTTGGTGAGGATTTATATAAAGAGGAAATTAAAAAGACTTATGTTGGTACTCTATATTTTGAAAATGTTCATGAAAATTTCCAACAGGCATCTATACAGAACATCATTAATAGAAACGATAGTTATAAGATAATCCTTAAAGTTAAAAATAATTCATGGACACCTTTCCTTTATAGAGGACAGACATTTCCTGTAATAATTGTTTCAGAGGGTAGTCAGACAGCTAGCGCATCTTCTAAATACAGTCCAGGTGGAGGACAAAAATCTTCATTAGCAAATTCCGGTGATAAGAGAAATATAAATGCTTTTCTTTCGGGTAATTATGTTGTTTTAGGATTTACCGTGGAATATGATACTAGTGGGATATATCAAACAATGGTACTTGGAAAAAAACAATGGGCAATGAACCCTGGATTATCATCAGAACCTCAAGCTCTAGATCCTAAGATCTTTAATGCTGAGTTCGATGATCTTGTTAGTAATGCTTCCACTATTTTACAAGAAAACACACAGAAGCTTAAGAGTGACATATACTCTAAATAATTATTAGAAATGGCAGATTATTTTTCAGGGTTTGGAAGTTCTTTAGGAGATAAGGTTTTACCTACCGGTGATGCTTTAAAAAGAAAGGTAGACGGCCAGAGAGAAAATTGGTTAAGAGGAATATCCACAACTAAACACGGGAAAAAAGAAGATCCCACGTATTTACACTTCAGATTTATATTTGATTTTGGTGATACTTCACTAATAGACCCAGAAACATTTTTACCACCATCTCCGCTTTTTAGAGCAGTATCTTCTGATAATCCTTTAGCAGAAGCTCAGTCTCTTAATAATCTGGATCCTAATGCACCTACACCTTCACAGATTATAGATGCTGCTCAAAGGGCTCAAGCTGGTAACTTTTACACCGACATGGATTTTTTCTACGGTAGTAAAATGGTAATAGACTCGAGGGTGCAAAACGGGGTTTTCCCTGTTAACGGACCTGTTGCATATATGGGAGCTCAGCAATTTTTAGCACAGAGATCTGTAAAAAGACAGCAGATGCTTAATTCTTTTAGGAAGGGGTTAAAATTTATAAATGAGAAATGTCCTTATTATTTTCAATCTCTTTCGGGGCTAGACCAATTATTAAAAGTAGACATTAAGAATTTCCATAAAGTAGCAGGAAAACCACAAAGAGCAGGGACACTAACAGTAGAGTGTCTAGAATCTATAGACATGAGAATTTTTGCTTTGTCTGATCTTTATAGAAAAGCAATATACGACTATACTTACCATAGAACAATGCTTCCTGAAAACCTTAGGAAGTTTAGGATGTGGGTAGTTATAACTGAGATAAGGAATATACAGTTAACCTATGGTATTAATGACGTTTTAAACCCTTTCTCTATTCCTTCAGTTGCTCAGGGAGCTAATTTCTTAGATAGTTTTAATAGTCAAACTGGACTATTAGACAACACGGAAGGAATTTTACAAAAAACAACAGGAAGAGACGAGGATAAATTCGGATCCTATGAGTTAGGTCCATACGCTTTTATTTACCAACTAGATCAGTGTGAATTTGATTTCGACGATTCTTACCCATCTTTTTCTACCATAGATAATAAAGGGTTAAGTACACCAGTTAGCAACAAGTTTAAGATACATGTTGGTAGAGTAAGAGATCACAAGATACAATTTAATCAAATAGCGGACGTTATACAGAAAAACGATAATATAAAATCCATGGTTCTTTCCGATATCTGGGGTCCTAGAACTGGCGATTATGCTGATTATGATTATTTTGGATCTGCTGGTATTGCTGAAGCTAATGCTACAGGAGCTAGTCAGTCTGCTGAATACTTTGCACAACTTGCTTCTAATTTTATAACTAATAGCGTTGCAGATCTTAAAGATCAAGGTGTTCAGATATTACAAGGTGCTCTTCTTGGGAATATCTATGGATTAGGAGGTATTAATCCTGGTACAGCATTAAGAAGTGTTCAATCTACAATTAACACTGTAAATAATTTTGTAAATAACGGAGTTCCAAATCCATTTGCAGACAACACTCCTCAAGGACAGGGATTAGGAGGTCCGGGGCAAAGACAGTATCCTTCTCTTAATGAAGATGCTTATACCGGAGTTCCGTCCAGCACACAGGAAAATTTAGGAACTGCTTATAGCGGAACACCAGGTAATCCTGGTTCTTTAAATGAGGATGTATATTCAACTAACCCTGGAACATCACTAGGATTACCCGACAGGGAATATCCTATACCAGGAGGGGATGAATATGCCAATGTTCCTGGATCCGATTCAGGAGTCCCTGGTAGGGTTTATCCATCGGTAGACGAGGATTTATATAACAATAATCCGGGGAGTGATCTTGGATTACCTGATAGACAATATCCTATAGTCGGAGGAGAGGATGAATACGATAATGTTCCTGGATCTGATTTAGGCGTGCCTAATAGGGTTTATCCAACAACGAGTGATGATATCTATAGCGGTAATCCTGGAGCTGAATTAGGTTTACCCGATAGACAGTATCCTCCTATATCTGAGGATCAATATCCAGATCAACCGCAGATAGAGACGAACAACATTGGCTCGATCTATCCCGATTTGAGTAACGAGTATGATTCAATTAACACTAGGGAGTATGAGGACTCAATTAAGGTTACAACTGATAATATAGGAGACGTCTATGAGGATAGAAATAACTTGTATACTGAGATAAATGAGACTGTATATAATAATACCTCATCCTTAGTGATTAATGAGCCTATAGGCGATGTTTACGAGGATAACAGTAACAGATATCCGCAGGTTAATGATAGTGTTTATGACACGGTAAACCCACCTAATAGTGATTTCCTAGGAGAAGTTTATGAGAGATCAAAAAATACATATCCGCAGGTAAATGATGACCTATATCCTAATCAAAGATCAGTAAGCGGTAATATAAATGATGATGTATATAAAAGAGTACCTGGATCGGATCTAGGAACACCTGGAAGAAATTACGAAGGAAATAATTCTAATGAATATTCTAAAATACCTCAGCAAATTAATGTAAATAATATAGGAAGAGTTTATCCTAATAAACAAAATGAAAACAATCTGTAGTATTTGTATATAATTTAAAATGGGATTAGTAGACAGAAATAAATTAGAAAAGCCTAATATAGAGATATCTCACTATTTGGGTGTTGTTGTAGACAATAAAGATCCAGAGTTTAAATGTAGGGCTAAGATAAGAGTTTTTGGAGTTTTTGATGAACTACTCGACGAGGATCTTCCTTGGGCACATCAAAGATTCGAGCAGAGCTATGGATTAGGAGGAGGATCCGGGAGAATGTCTGTTCCTAAACTTGGTTCTGTTGTTCATGTGCAATTTAACAATGGTAACTATTATAGTCCTGAGTATAAGGCAGTCCAGGAATTGGCACCCGACTTGGTTGAAGAGATAAGAGCTAGTTATGATGGATCACATTCTTTGATATACGATGGTATAGAAAGATTGAAAATGTATTATACTGTAGAGAAGGGATTAGTTATTGATCTTAAAGAATCAAAAATCATAATACGAAACGACAACTCTATACTTATAACACATGCTGATGATACTGCTTCAATAGAATTAAAAGGTGGAAAGATAACAAAGTATGCTGACCAGGAGATAGAAAATACTGCTATAACTAGGATCAAGCACAGTTCAGAAGAAGTTTGGATGGATGGTAAAACAACGAATCTAGGACACTCTCCGCTTTTTTCTGCTGTTTGTGCAGAGCCTTTATTTGATTTTCTAAAAAAATTAGCTATATCAGTCGATGCTAAAATGCCAGCAACACCTGGTGTTAATTCGACATTAGCTTCTAGTTTTGAGCAATTAGCAACAAGTCAAACCGTTAGGGTAACTAGGGAAAATGCTCCAGACTTTCCAGTAGTCCCTGCTACTGCTGATTCCCCTGTTGGTATACCTAATACTGGTACATCAGGAACTTCTGGTACATCAGGTACGTCTGGAACATCAGGAACTAGCGGAATAACAGCAGTCTAATATGGAAAGTATAGAATCTAGAATAGACAGCTTACTCGGTAAGGATTTTGCTAATATGTCTGCTGACGAGATATTAAATACGATATCTGGCGGACAGAATTTTAATATACCTTACGAGGATCTTCAGTCTAAAGAGGGATTCGAGAAAGAGTTAAATAAAACTCAAAAAGAAGTAGACGGAGTAATAAAGAGCTTAAATCCTCAAAAACCCCCTATACCACTAAAGGATATTGAAGATTTAGCTTGTAACTATGAGGGAGATGATCTATACAGTAGAATAATATTAGAAACTATAAGGAGAGATGATAAGAAATTATATGCTAATCTTATAAATTCCGCTGAATATAAAAATAATTTACCAATATCCGAGACGGATCTTGGTGTTGAAGTAAAAGGGGTAGATCTAGGATTTTCTAAAAAAATACCATCTGAGGGAATAACAAAATACCTTAAAAGAAAAAATCCTGGATTTTTAGAAAAAATAAACGAAAAAATATTCGATAACCTAGACCCTCTGATTTTAGGAAAGCCTTCAAATTCTGGATCTAGAAAAAAAAGAAAACTAAATATACTAGGATTTGAGATACCACTTGAATTCATAATGAACGGTACACAAATAGTACACGTAAAAATAGGAGGCGATGAAATAAATTTAGATCGTGCATTAGAAAAAATAAACGGTCTCTTAAAAAAACAGAATGAGAATTCTAAGCCTTGTGATTTTGATGGTATAGATGTAAATACATCATCTGAAAGAATAGATGGCTTCGATGCTAATTTTTTTCCTGATGGAGACGATCCTATAGTTGATGACGAGTGTTTACCTGGTATTCCAGAAGATCCTATAACAGGAGATCCTATATTAACCAAGGGAAATTTTGATGAATCGTTAGAAGATTTCTGTGATCCGCCTATTTATGAATTTAAAAGAGATGAGGTACCAGATCCTGAACCACCTCAAGTTGATGTTGATTCAATAGATGCTTGTCTATCTTCTGCACTTGACAAAAGCAAAAAACTGGAAGATGATATTAAACTTCTAGCTAGATGGCAAATGATAGAGATGAGTCTACAAGAAATACTTTATCATTATGAGCCAATATATGAATATCAAAAATCTTTATCTGAAAATTGGAGGGATAGAATCACAGTAAACAGCGGAGGCGATCCTTCAAATTTTGATATAGGTATTCAGATATTGACATATAGAGATGAGATAGAAAGATATAACCAGGAGCTTACTGACCAGGAGGAAAAATATAATAATGATAAGGACCTATTTCTAAAAGAGAATGAAATATTTACCGAGGATCTTTTTCTTTTAAATGTTTATGATACAGAACTAAGTTCTATTGGGGTTGAAGAATTATTTAACAACCAGATAAATGCTAATAAATCTCCTATAACTTATGAAAGCTCTACAGATTCATGGCCTATAGCGGAGGGTGTTTCTAAATTTTTATCTAATGCTGAGAGTATTAGAGATATTATGATAGAAAAGAATTTTATAGGTATAATAGAAACTAAAATAAGTGATACACAGGCTTTATTAGATGCTTCGATACAGACTCTATCTGAAAGGTTACAAAAACAAGTCACAGTTAGCGACGTTGAAAAATCTTTTATCCCATCTAGTACTACTACATCGGATCTCTATGGACAGGGTAATGAGTCTTTAGAGATAAATGCTAGAGTTTTTAAAAGCCCCGCGCAACTTCTCTTAACTACTTCTTCATACACATATGATTCATATGGATATGATTTTTTAGAAGCTCTTAAGGAATTTTCAGTTAGATATACAACAAACTTTAATAAGTCACTGAGCGAGTTAGAATTTAAGTTATCCTTGGCTACGGACTACGGATTCCCTTTACCTTACAAGAAAGTAAAGAAACCATCCAAGATAACATTTACTGGAAAAAGCACTGGTCCTTTGGGAGATGTTAATATACCAGACGAGGAAAAGATAAAAATAGGAAACGAATATGCAAATAACGGAGGACTTTTAAGTGATGAATCCGCGGACTATTTAGAATCTTACCAGTTTATAAAAATAGATAACATAAGAACTGGATTTCCCGATGTAGCTAAATTTTATGATTTTATAGATAAGATAGTAAATACAAACAGATCTAAAGAAAACATAATAGAAGACATAGTAGAAGATAGAGGAATACTATACGGTCAGCTCATAGAGAAATCTGCTTCGCCATGGCTTTTCTTTACTCCTGAAGAAAGGGGAGACAACGATGCTAGAGATCCTTCTAAAAGCAGGCCATCTAGTTTTACAGCGGACGGGGAACCAACTCCGGTATTTACTGAATTTTATAGCAACTTTAAAACTAAATGGAACGAGAAGTACATTTTAAATAAAGAGACTTATATTAATCCAGCCATAGAGGATTTAAAAGAAAAAGCTAGAAAGGCTGGTGAAGGATTAGGAAAAACACTACCCACCTCGGATGTTATCGGTATAAGAATATTTGAAAATTATACTGACGTAAAAAAGAAATACGACCAGATAAAAGAAACTATCTTGCTCGCATCTCAGAAGATCAACGAGCTTAATGAATCTCTAAAACCAGAAAACGTAGAGAAAAGATTTAGTGATATTAAATGCGCTGGTGCCCAATCTCCTCCAGACGAGGACGATAAAGAAAATTGTCCTCCCGTTTGTTGTGGAGAGCCTGGATCTGATTTTAAAACCGGTAACTATCTGCTTTCTTCTCCACCGAGTTCAGATTGTCCGACTATGTTTCAAAGATGCTGGTGGAAGCAATTTTCTAAAGACCTCACTAAAGTTGGGTTGCTACCATATCCAAATGGACTCCCACCAATTGAGGATCCTAAGTATTTTTTAACACCTGGACCTTCGGTTAGGTTGGGATTAAAATATTGGCCGGTGGGATATCTACCACCTTCTTTTATTCCTATTCCTGTACCTAATCCGATAGATGGTAATCCGTACATAAGAATACCTCTTCCTATGATATGGACTATAGTTCCTCCTATATTAATACCTTTACCTTTCAATTTGGGAATGTTAGTTATATTCATTCCATTTATAGGAGGGTTTATGCCAACTCCTTTAGTTTATCTGAAAGAGTTTGTCACGGGTAGTTCTTTATTTCTTACTGGACTTAGAGGACCAAGATTTATACCTAGGAAATCCGATCCGTCTGTTAAAGATCCATTTGAAAAAATTAAACAGGCTCTATCTTTTGGTATTCCTGATAAATTAATTCCACTTCCTGGATTTGGCTTGGATGATCTAGATTCTCCGTCTAGAGTATTGAGCGATATTAGAAGTAATTTGACTAAGATATTTGATTCTGTTCCACCACCGGGTAATGTCCAACAAATAAGGGATATACAAGAAAAGGAGAGGGAGTTAAAAAGAAAGATAAGAGAAAAAGAGAAGGATTATAAGAGTAAAAGTGCACTTCTAGATTTACCAGCACCAGATCTTTCAGCTGAAGAAGAGCAACTAAAAATATTACTGGGACAAAGGAAGGAAGCTTTAAAATCTACCATAAAGGATTATCTCAAAGTAAGTATACCTGATCCTAAATCAATATATTTCCCAAAAGATAAAGATAAGCTAAAAATAGACATACCAGGGATAATAAAATCCTTGAGGATACTAAAAGAAATGAGAGCTAGTTTAGTACCTATAGATTGTCCTAGCTTTGTGAATTTTAAGGATGAAATGAGGGAGGTTTTAAAACTAATGAAAATAGTTTGTCCTCCGATATACCTGGATGAAAATCTAGGAGTAGCTAATTCTAGTAAGATATTTTTAAGAATTAGAAAAGACCCTAGGTTAATGACTGATGATGAATTCAGATCACTAGTAAAAGGGATAAGGGGATCTTCGATGGTGATAGCCAAAGTTATACTTTGGGGTAACAGATTCTCCGTAATAAAGAAAGTTAGAGACGGAGCATTCTCTTTAGTTGAAAGAAGTGAATTTGAAGGAGTTTTTAAATTTCCAGAAATAAAGATAACAAACTTAGCTCCTAGAGCACTTAAATTTTTCAGAAAGAAAAATCCTATTATAGAAGCTATGAAGTTTCGTATAATGGAGGGATTACTAAATATAGAATATACGAGGGAGGATTTTTCAAGATATGTTAGATATGACGGTGAAGATCCTATACTAGTTATAAGAGTTAAGGATTTAAAGAGGTTGGTGTCTAAAAAGATTGGATTAAGTAGGATTGGTCCTTTTGATCCTGTCAGACCCTTAGATCAAGAAGATCCGTTAATATCTAATTTCCCTTTTCCTAAAGGACCTTTATCATGTCTTAGCTCTTTGAATGGCGGATTCGGTAATGCGGTTGCAGCTTTTGAATTACCTACAGTTTTTCCACCTAAGCAGGATCAAGTTGCTCAAATTCCAGGATTAGGAGGGATTGTACAAGTTACTATACCTGGATCTGTCGTAAAGAACTTTTTAATAAGTACTCTGGATAAATCATTAGATGCTGGAGCTCTCGAAAAAATATTCCCAGAAATATCGGATATAAATTCACCCAAGTTTTTGAACATAGAGCCTTCTGATATACAGAAGATAGCTAAGAATCTGGTTACAGATTTAATAAAGCCAGAATCAAAGGATATACCTGCATTTTTAAATGTTCTAAAGATACCAGTGATTCCTAAATCTAGACCTACTGATATAATAGAGCAGGCGTTAATAGGAATGGGAGCTCCACCTCCTGCTAGAATCGTTTACAGTCTTTTCTGGCAATACTTCAAGAGTCTACCAAAAACGCCATTATCAGATATATTGGTGTTACCTAAAGTGACTGCTTCCGCAGAGTTGCTTTCTAAAATACCTTGGCCTCTTGCTGTGCTAATAGGAAGGGATATATTAAATATAATCAACCCGATATCTATGAACGACGACCATCCTGTTTGGAGAAGAATGAGCTTAAAGAATACATACTATGTGGTTTATTTAGACGAATTCTTAAGAAGCGCTGCTGATGTATCGGGATTATTCAAGTTTTTCCTCGGATCAGCAGATCCAGTATACCCTATACCGGAGCTTCCTTCCGAATTAAAAAAAGCGACCAATATAAAAAAATATTAATTTCTTGGAAATTTTAATCCAATTTTATACTAGAAAACAATACAAACCCAAATAATATGAAAAGCAAAAATTTTAGTTGTTTCGAGTACGAAGTTACTGAAAGAGAAAGATTACAATCAATGTATGACGGAACATTTCCTGAGGATGTTAGAAATATCTCAGGAAAAGATATACAAAATAATACCTCAGAGAGGATTGTTATTACGTCTGTAGACGACGAAAAAGGTGTTGCCTTAGGTGAAACATCTTTTGGACAAACTATCATAATAGACACAAAGAAAGAGGAGAAAAACATGAGGAAGCTAGGATATCCATCTATGGAGATATCTAGTGGACAGGTACTCGATGTTGTGATCCATAAAGATTCTGGAGGATCGTTCAACGGATCGGTTTCTGCCGGATACGAAAAAGCACTTAAGAAGGAGCTACATAGATCTATCAAGGACGAGGATTGCGCATTTAAAGTTAGAGTGAAGAATGTTTGTAACGGAGGATTCATGGTGGATCTTTCTGGAATAGAATGTTTCCTACCTGGTAGCTTAGCAGCTGCAAATAGAATAATGAACTTCGCTGATTATGTAGGCAAAGAATTAAACGTTATGGTTGAGGTCTATGACCAGAAAAGAGATATCTTCGTAGTTTCATTTAAAAAATACCTAAGGAAGATCATCGACAGAGAGGTTCAAAATCTATCGTTCTCTAGCAAGTATGAAGGGGTCGTTACTGGAGCTTCTAACGGAGGAGTTTTTGTTGAATGGGACGAGATCTATACAGGAATAATTCCTATGGACGACTCAAACAGAGAAACTCTTTCTTCTTATAGTGCTGGTGATGTTGTAGAATTTTATATCTTAGATATAAAGAATCCACAAAGAATATCCTTGTCTGTTACTCAGCCTAGCGAGAAAATGAAAAATATCCAAGAAATGAAGGATACTTCGTCTGAAGTTTTAGGGGAAAATACCGATTTGAAAATATATAAAGGAGAGATTACTAAAATTAAAACCTTCGGTGTTTTTGTTAAAATGGAAAACGGATTAACTGGACTTATCGAAAAAGAAAGATTAGTAAACTCTATTAAAGAATATGAGGTTGGAAAATCGGTTGATTTTTCTATCTTGAGTGTAGATAGTTCTACTCTCAAAATACAATTAATAGAGAAATAAAAAATTGGCTAATTTACTTGGTAATGATTTTTTCTATTCTGCTAAACTTGGTTTCGAATTTGAGTTTTATAGCAACTTAAATAGAAACGAAATAGCATATGACCTTGGCAAGGTCCTTGGAAAAAAAGTGCTAGTTTTTAAAAATTATCATTCCAACTTTAAACCAACTAAGGACATTTTTAAGTTAGAACCTGATTATTCGGGAGGCTCAAAAATGGTAGAATTTATTACTGGACCGCTTCCCTATTTTGAAGCGGTCGTAATATTAATAAAAACCCTTAAGTGGATAGACGAGAATGGATATACTGATAAGAAATGTGCTTTCCAGTTCGGTGTTAGCATAGACACTTCGATTTATCCTGACGTTCCTCCTATGACCCAAATAAATATTCTTAAATTTATATTAGGGTTTGATGAGAATATTATCTATAAAAGATTCCCAGATAGAATGGGATCTTTATACGCTAAGTCTATAAAAAGAATAGTGCCTTCTAATAAGTTTGTAGATCCCACTAACATATCTTTTATAGACAAGAATCTTTTTGACGTTCCTCTCGAAAAAAACATGGGAATTAATTTCTTAAAGGTTCCGGATGGATATTTTGAGGTTAGATATTTAGGAGGTAAGGATTATCAGAAAAAATATAATGCTATAAAGGATGTAATAGACTATATAGTAACTTATACTGTTGATGTCCTTAGATTCAATAACGGATTTACAGAGAATGATGTTAAGATTCTTAAATTATTTCTGAATGAGATATACAAGAATTCATCGACATTTATAGATCCTGAGACGTTTCAAAAGAATTATCCTCACTTAAATGTAATGGTTGATCTTAGATCTGATCCACAGATTTTAAGATCTTTCTTCCTTAATATAAGAGAGGTTCTTTACGATATAATAGTAGAGAATAATATAAAGGAAGGAATTATAAATTACGATAGTAATCTTGGTAAATTCCAGCTAAAAGATATTAAAACCCAAAGAGCTTACTTGTTGAAGGACTATGATATTTTAGAAAGCGAAATAGCTGGAAATGTTTTAAACTGTAGATTGTTTACTTGTAAACTTAACGATTGCACTATTGAAGAATGTGATTTGATAACGAATAATGAAATAAACAGATCTAAAATAATGGTTTCTGATATTTATTTCACAAACACAGTTCATGATAGTTATATTGATAACAAGGAGAAGGAAATAAACTGTGAAGTATTTGGTGGTATAATTAGATCTGGGTTTATTGGGAAACTTGCTACTATATCTCCAGAAACTGAAATAGTTAAAGAGGCTGAGGACGATAAGAAATTAAAAGGAAGTTCTAAAAAACAACAGTTCCCAAATAGAAACGAGGGTGAAGCTCTTTCTAAGCCAGTAAGATTTGGTGATAACAATTCTAAGCCATCAGGTATTCCTGGAATAAACTTCAAATCAAATAATTAATGTCATGACTGAAGCAGATCTAATACAGGAAATAAAAGATGACATATCTCATTCTTGTGCATTACCTTACAATCTAAATGAGCAAGAGATAAAAAGGATCATTAAAAGAGCAAGAGCATACTTTTATGATAACTATCAATATGCAGTAGAAGATAGAATTTTTGTATTAGGGAGAGAGCTTTTTTCAACACCTGCTTTCAGAGCAACTAGACAAATACAAATGCCTCAGTGTGTGAGATCTATATACGAGGTAAGAGAGGTTAACGGAGGAGGATTGATCGGTACACCGGATAAAGATTTTGGTGACTCTAAACTTTTAGGATCTGAGCTTATGCTTTCTCCTTTTGTTGGGGATAACCTAGTTTATAGAACGGTTTTATATTCATTCTTCGATTTAGCAAAAGCTTATCTTTTGGAAACATATGCTTTTAATTATAACAAAAACACCAAAAGATTAACCATACTAGGTAGAGATCCTAATAGAACTTACCAAACAGACGGAGGAAGCTCCAGTACTCTTTTTACTGGTACCGATGTTGGTGTAAGAGCATACATTGATATACCGGAAGAAAATCTATATGATGACGAACTATTTGTTAGATATTGTTTAGCAGAGGGTAAAATAAATATAGGTAGATTACTAGGTACATTCGAATACAATCTCCCTGGTGGTGTTAGAGTCAACTATAATAATATACAAACTATAGGATCCACAGAAAAACAGGAGATTATCCAGATGATAAAAGACGAGAATACTCCTTCATACTTCTTGCAGTGGAATTAATTTATTGTGTTATTAATTCTTGGAATATATAGAGCAAGATGGCAAGATTTTCTGAAATTTATCCAAGGAATCCTGATGATCCAAATTACAAGGAGGGTCTTTTACATACCGATGATGAGGTAGAAATCCTTATTGGTATGATTAAGAATTGTATGCTTTCTAGACCTGGTGAGGTTTTAGGAGATCCTTATTTTGGTATAGATCTAGAAGGGCTTATATTTGATCTTGGTGTAGACCAGAACACTTTAACTAGAGCTATAGATCTTCATCTCATGACGTATGTACCTATAGCTTATTCCCTTTTTAATGTTGAATTCAAAATCGGATTTTTTCAGGGTGATACTAGAGATGCTTGCGTTATCGATTTTGCAATAAAGGGTAACCCTATATTAGGAATTAAAATATTATAAAATGGATTTATTATCAAAAAATCGGGCAAAGATATCTGACTTATTAACACAGACTTTTGAGTTAATACAGGCAAGATATGGAATGTCTAATCAGCTATTTACCGTAGCTTCGGTGTGGGGACAAATAATATTTGTTTTAGATAACCTTTCCCAATTTATCTTATTCTTCATTGAGGATTCAATAACTGAATTAAACATAAACACAGCTACCAGAGAATCGTCTATATATGGATTGGCAGCTTTAACTGGGCACAATCCAACTAGAGCAATATCAGCTAAAGGAGAGGTTATTATAAAATGGAACGGTAAAGGATTTGAAGATATTGGAGGAAGCGCGGTTCTTATTCCTAAAAACTCCGAGATCAAATGTGTAAATAATGGTAAAACATATCTGCTTAAATTTCCACAAGAATACACAAGACTAAATCTAGATAGCACATCAAATTTAGCATGTTCTGTAGTAGAAGGAACGCTAAATGTAAATCAATATACCGGGAATGGTGGGAAACTCCAAAGCTATAATATCTCTTCAAGAGGAACTTCGAGTATAGAAAACTTTGAAGTTTATGTTAAAGTTAACGGTGTTGAATGGAAACAATACGATTCTCTCTATGATATTCCTAGGAACGGATTAGGGTACATAGTAAAAAGTTCCATAATATCTGGTATAGATATATTTTTTGGAACGGGTGACTTTGGGTTACCTCCATCGTCTGGATCTATAATAGAAGTTACCTACCTAGAATCTGCTGGTGCTTCTGGTAATATAGTTGTAGACGACTCTGCACAGGTTATATTTAGATTTGATTCTGAGGGAACAGATCTTTTTGGCAATACAGTAACTCTTGCAGATGTTCTTCAAATTTCTTGTACTATTGCTCCACAACTTGGAGCTGGACAGGAGCCAGTAGATCTAACAAGACTAATAGCTCCTAAGACATCAAGAAGTTTTGTTTTAGCAAATCCTACTAACTACATAACTTTCTTTGAAAAGTTTGGGCAATTTTCCATAATAGAAGCCTTTACAACTTTTGACGATCAGTACATAGATGACGATAATATTATTTACTTGATACTTGTACCAGATATACAATTGACTTTAAAAAGCAACGAAACGTATTTTGATATACCGGTTTCCAGATTTAAATTAACTCAACCACAAAGAGATAGAATAAATCAATTATTAGATGAGAGCGGACAGAAAATAGTTACCACTGAGGTAAGAATATTAGATCCTGTCATTAAAAAATATGTTGTTAACATCTCAATAAGTATATTCGAGGGGAATGATCCTGATACTGTAAAGTCACAGATAGTAAATACAATGAGCGATTACTTTTTGAATATCAGAAGAAGAGATAAGATCCCGAGATCGGATTTAATCGCTGCGGTAGAAGAAATAGAAGGGGTGGATTCGGTTTCACTTTATTTTGTTGGTGAAGAAAACGAAGCTGCTAAGGCACAAAATCCAAATTCACCAGAGATTGGCTTTGATGAATTTGGTGATATAGTTATGAGTAAGGACGAGATAGTTATTATATCCGGAGGATGGGAAGATAGAAACGGGATCTTTTACGATCTTGGAGCTGGTATGAATACCCTGTCATCTATAAATATAGATATTAGATCTATTGTTCCTTTCACTTATAACTCGAGAGTTAATAATATATTAAAGAGCTCGTTAAAAACAGGAAACTAAAATGGAAAAGAAAAGCTGGTTTGAATTTATAAACTCTCAGAACGATGTTAGATCTAATGTTGGTTTTGATTACGAAGGAAAAATATTCCAAAAGACATTGTCTAATCCTGTATTAAATGGTGATAATAATAGATTGGTAATATTAGCAAGTATAGAGAAAGTTGTTTATTCCCTGTTTGAAACTACTAAGTATATAAAGAACTATTTTAATTATACTGTTCCTAAAAATAACAAATACGTAAGATAGAATGGCTTTTGAAAATCTTTTATTCTTTAATAAAAAAGGGGACCAATATAATTTTAAATGGAATGGTGAATATTGGGAGGGATCGGTTCTATTTGAGGTAGTATCCGAAAAACTTTTTGAGATTGAACACATATTCGTAATTGAAAAATTTCTAAACCCATCTTCTGAAATAAAATATGGATTTCCACACTCTTATGGAGTTAGCCCGGGTGCTCCTGTTTGGAGAACTAGATGGGTTTCCAATTACGATGGAAGGACCAACGTAGAATCCATAATTTATACATACGAGCTTGGTGTTGATGGAAATCTGGATGCTCCTATACTCGTTAAGTCTAATAATATTGAGTTTTATCCTGAGGTTGTAAGTGGCGATACTATTTCATCTCCTGGTGGAATAGTTATCAGTAACGATATCAATCCATCTTCAATGCAAATCAATATTGCATTAAACTCTAACACTGAAGGGATATATGACAGAACTTTAATATTAGAAGACTATACTGATCCTAATAATCCGGTAACTATAATGTCTATTAACTTCCACGGTGAAGTAGAAGGCGAAGATAGTAGATTGTCTGTTATTCTAGGTAACTTTGGTAGATCATTTAATCCGGATGACGCTTTTATAGTAAGAGAAAGTGATATAAAGGAAGAATTTCCAGATTATGAGATAATAAACAAGAAAAGAAAGGAGTTACTTCTCACTGGGGAAAGTATATTCCCGTATTTAGGTTCATATAAGTCTCTTTTCAATGCAATAAAATTCTTTGGATACTATGATCTTAGAGTAAAAGAATATTGGCTAAATATAAAAAAAGATGATGCTGATACATTAACACCTTTACAGCAAAATCAAAAGATTTTAGATCAGCTATCACAGCCAAACTTAGAGGGCCAAAGTAAATTGGAACTGATAAGTAGTTTAATAAAAGACGAGAACGAGGGAAAATACAAGCAAGTAGAGATATACGGTAAAAAGAAGGACGGTACATTCGGACTAAAAAAACAGCTGGATAAAATATTCCCTTCTAAATCTTATAAGAAAACCGCTTTATTTGGTCTTTTCTATGATATTAACAGAGTAGTAGAGGATCAAGATGAGGATCAATACGGATACCCAATAGTTGAAGATAGCTTCTTGTTTAGTCCAGAGGAAGTACTTATAAAGCTATTCGGACTAAAAGAAAGATTAAAAAGAGATTACCTTCCATTAAATGCCAGGATTATTGATATAACCGGAGAGGGTGTTTATTTTAATATTTATAAAACAAGAGGCTGGACAGATTCTGTAGACATAAGTGAAATTAAAGGCGGTATAGAGGTTGACTTTACTGTTTTCCCTAATGAAGGTTACATAGAGGATTTAAGACCTTTTTATACAAAGCCAAATCAATCGGGCCTTTTATATCCTGCAGTAAATGGAACTGAGGCGGGCATAAGTCTTTATGGTAATACTGTAGATCCTTATTCGTTCTTCCAGAAATATCCTAAATCAGCAATACCAGCATTAGAAACTGCAGTAAGAAGCTTTTATGATGATGTTAAATCTGGAGAAATGCCTAAGTTTCTTGGAGATGGGGATTACGATCCGCCAGGGTATAAACTATTTTCTGATAGCAGTGACTATGTTTTTCCTGCTGGGTGTCCTATCATAATAACGAATAATACCTTTGATCTCTCTTGGGAAGAAATAAGTGGTAGCTGGACATCTTTCGATACAACAATAACCCTAACTGATTTAGATATAGCTAGTTACACTAGTACAGCTTCACAAAATCCAGGAGGACCTTTACAAAATGCCTATAGTACTGACACATTTACATTGCCTGATACTTTTCCTAGCAATACAACAATTAATATAGGAACAGGAAAGGATTGGTTTTCTACCACATCTCCAGAGGTTATATTTGTAAGAGTGGAATCAGTGGACTCTCCTGGTAATTTAGTTTTAGGATACTGTAGTTCTGGAGATTATAATACACTAACCGGAGATCTTTATATTGAATTCGTATACACAAGGGGATCTGGAGAATATTCAAATTGGAAGGTCAGTCCGACGAATATTAAATTCAGTTCTTATGTTTTTGATTACTATCAGAATTTTGTACACTCTAACGGATTTTATTCTTGGGACAGAATACCATATTTGGATTTCTATGAAATAGAATGGACAATATACAAGGATGATGACGATAAGCCTTATTATTTCCAGATAACTGGTGATTTACCGGGATTGGATACTCTCGTACATTTTTTACCATATGACGGGGAGTACAATGTTAAATGTAGAGTTTGGGACACATTAAATTCTATATCTCTGGGTATAAAAAGAGGGATAGTAAAAGTAGATAAGAGGGGAATAGAACTAAATACGATTACTAGATTTAGAGAATCCGAAATCTATAACTGGGACAATATGCCTCTTAAATGGGATAGCTATTTTTCTCAATGGATTTTCCCAGTAGAGAACACAAGTAACTTATTAGATATTTCACAATTTATACAGAACTATCCTGAATACTCTAATAACTTTAATGAGGGTCAACAATGCGAGGTGTTAACTAAATTACCTGAAGTTAAAGCCACCGCAACTTTCGATATAGGTGCGGATGAAATAGGTATATCTAGTATTGTTAGCTCTTATAACGGAAGTGGATATGATTTAGCTACTGTTACTACTTTAACTCCTCATGGGTATTCATCAGGATCAACTGTTTGGATATACGATGCAGCCGGCGCTCCTTATGGACAATACCCTATAACAGTTACTGGAAGCAACACATTTGAGATCCCTGACATAATTATTACTCCTATAAGCGGTGGGAATGTTTATGGATCGGGTACAATAAATATAATAATTGATTCCGTTCAGGTAGCGTCTTGTAATTTTCAGGGTGATTTAAATTCAACGACATCTTTACTGTATAGTATCATAAATGCTTCTCCAATAAATCCAAAGTATAAAGTTGTATCCTTAGTTGATTCAGTTATTCCTGGATACAAGACTTTTACTATACAAGCGCCAAACAACTCCGGTTCTTTATGGAACGGTAAGTCAGTTATAATACAGGTAACCGGATCAATACTAGCATCTCCTATATCTACTAGCTTCTCTGGTGGTGTTAACGAAACAGAATCTTACGTTCCTTATGACTTCGTTACTATCCCTAAAAAGGAAATGAAGTACTGGGGTACTAAAAGGTTATCATGGGAAACTTTTGAAGATTTTGCTTTTGAAAAAGCTTATGCTCATACATGGGATATGTACGACTACCATAATGATTGGCTAGGTGGGTTCGATTTATATTCACTACAATATGGTGATAGGATTAGAGTTACTAGTGATTCTTCTGGAATAATATTAACTGAAACAGATTCGCCGAATAATAATTATTTAGATTTAGAGGAAGCAGCAGACCAATTAAACAATTCTGGTGATGTAAACATTGATAGGTTTGATTACACTGTAAGAGGATTCTCAGCTCTTCCTAATAATTTCTATATAAATAGTAATCCAATCTCTCCTGATCTTAGTACAAATCCAGGACCTAAGAATATAACTTCTAAATTTTTCAAGATTCCAACATATTCACCTGTTCTTTTCGAGCCAACAGGATTAGCTTGGGATGCTGATGGAGATATATGGGTAACTGGGGAGGATGTTATAAAATTTGATGGATTAAATTACACCACTTATGACTCTACTAACAGTGTAATGCCTGGTGTATCTATTTTAACAAATTGTATAAAAATTGATAGGAACGATGTTAAATGGATCGGTGTAGAAAACAGTTTAACACCTCTGGTTAAAATAGACGATAGAGATCCTTCTAACAGCTTAGCTTATTCCGTAAGTGATTTCGTAGACAATGGAGGAAACCCAGTTAGTCCTATAACTGCTTCAAGTATAAATGCGATAGAAATAAATCCACAGAGCGGAGATATATTTGCAGCATTTACTTGTAACTCATCGCCTTCTTTTGACGGTCTTTTATTTTATGATTCTCATGCTAATTCTTGGGGACTTTATACAACAGCCAATTCTGATATTCCTTCAGATAATATTAGGGATCTTAGATTAGAATACTATGGAATAAATAAATGGTATTTGTGGATAGCCACAGACAATGGACTATCAAGATTTAACGGCGTTAATTTTAAAAATTATAACGATGGAAATTCGGGACTACCTGATAATGATGTTTATTCGATTGAGCTTGATAAATTAGATCACAAATGGATAGGAACTGGATCTTCATTAGTTTATTGGGATAATACAAGATGGGCAGTATGGAACAATGGAACTAATCCAGAGATATCAACTGGAAAGTTCGGTAATATCGTAGAGACTGGTAATGCTAACATATGGTTTACAATAGATCAGGGATCTTCTCCAGGAAATGCGGAGCTATATTTCTTTGATGGATATTTCTTTACTAAAGTTTTATACAGGAACGATGGAATTTCTTTAATAAATCCTTGTAATGTACTACACGGTAAAACACTTCTTTCTGCTCCATGGAAAACAATTAAAAATGGAGAAACTACATATCCTAGAAATTTGATATTCCTGACAGAGGACGGCGAGATAGGAAAGCTTGACTATATTATACCTCATGTACATGCAAGTTCTAAAATATCTGATGTACAGGGGTGGGATTTCGTTTATCATGAATCTTCTACACCTCTTCCTTCCATAGAGTATATTTATAACAGCGCTATAGGCAACTCACAGTTAGGATTTAGCTTTGTAGTAGGACCTTTTAATGACAATATAACACTAAACTCTGATTACACTAGACCAGTGATGCCTAATGTCGATAGATATTCATGGTATAAGCCCGTTTGGCAGCGTTATAACATCGATCGTCTGAAAGACCAGTTTCCATCTTTGAATCTGGATCATGTCTTCTTATACGCGCCCTTACGAGATATTATAGAGGGTAAAGCAACGAAAGAACCTTACTGGAAAAATTCACAAATAGAAAGGATAGCTCAGAAAAAATCTAGGGATCTTTTCGAGAATTTTGAATGGGTTATAACTCTAGGAAATAGCGACCCAGATCAGGGGGTTAAGGTCACAGTAGATAATGAAGGGGATATTATTGCTATCGGAGATTTCAATGGTACTATATTCATGGGAGAGGTAAACAATATAGGTACTCAAGACGTTTATTTAACAACATTAGACCAGGGTGTTTATATAGCAAAATATAACAAAGGCGGTGTATTACAATGGGCAAGATCAATTGACTCAACATCTCCACAAGGTCCTATATTCGGAAGATCTGTTGTAACAGATGAAGGCGGGAACATTTACGTAGTTTGTGATAACAATCTAACAGGATTTATAGAAATAAACAAATACAATTCTGGAGGAGATCTTCTAAATATAATAAACATACCAGTTACACCTTCCCAATTTTTGGGTGATATTAAAGTAGACAAATATGAAAATGTCTATATATGTGGCGGATTTGAAGGAACACTTAATCTTGGTATTTATACATTAACATCATCTGGACAAGATTCTGGATTCGTTGCTAAACTAGATTCCACTTTAAATTTTGTTTGGGCTAAGCAATTAACAGATGGAACTTATTCCAAAGCTAATGAAATAGCTATATTAAAAGAGGAATATCTTTATTTAACGGGTGTTTTTGAAACTGAGATAAATCTAGATCCTATCCAGCTATCTGGTGTTGGTAATCCGGATATGTTTGTAGCTAAAATTTACACGGGAGATGGAACATGTCTATGGGCAGATAGCTTTGCTTATAACGCATCTACATCATTTACAGATACTTCAATTTGTGTAGATCCTAAAGGACATGTTTTAATAACTGGATCATTCCAAGGTACTATAGAAATAGAGGATAAACAGCTTTCATCATTCCCTGGAGTAAATGATATATTCCTGATAAAACTTCTGTCTACTGGAAAATTGGTTTGGATGAAGATGTGTGGAGGATCTTCAGGAGATACTGCTCACGATGTTGAAAGTGACTCAGAGGAGAATGTTTATATTACTGGATCCTACACATCTGGAGCATACTTCTCTCCGGTAGAGCTTGAATCTAGAGGAGGAACTGACATATACTTAACTAAATTCAATAAGGACGGATTACTTGTTGATATAGTTACTGCTGGAGGAATAAACAATGACTCTGGGGCTGATTTAGTACTCGATAAGGAAGAAAATATTTACATAACTGGATATTTTGACGGAGAAGCTGAATTCTCACCTTATGTGGTTCTTTCTCCTCCTGGAGGTAGCTTAGATGCTTTCCTTGGTAAAATACCTAAACAAAGATTCCAGTCTGGGTTAAAAATAGGAGGAGTTCAATCTTGGCTAGGATCTCACTCTTGGTCTTGGAGGGAAGAGAAATTTTATCAAGAAGAGTTTGAAATACCTTTGGCTACTACTATATTTATAAATCCAATAGATTCTTTAATCCCTGGTAAGAAAGATCATATATGGACTCTTACAGATACAGAAAATGGAAATGTTATAGTCAAGATAAGAAAAACACCTTATTTCATATGGACTTTCCTAGAACCAGGATTCTACACTATATCCTGTGAGCTACAAGATGCCAATGGAAACATATATCAAACAGAACACAAGGGCAAAATAAGGGTAATAGATCATAAATCTCCTTTTGCTGGTGACCTAACACCTGAAGTAGTTAATCCTAGCGATTATTTAATCAGATCAATATACTACGACAGAAAGGATTTAGGATTCCCTCCTTATTCAAGATTTGATATAGGATCTTAAGTAGTATATTCTCTATAAACATCAAGAATTTCAGGAACTATAGGATGCCTGTGGTTTTTCTTTAATGTAATAACCTTAACACCAGGGACTCTTGCTGCAAGTGTATTCATAAAATCTAGACCTGATTCTTTCTTGTTTTTTAAATCGATCTGAGATGTGTCCCCACATATCATTATTTTAGATCCTATACCAAGTCTACCAAGAACCATTTCCATTTGACTCATAGTTACGTTTTGAGCCTCATCTACTATTACACAAGAATTAACCAATGTTCTACCTCTCATGAATGGGAAGGGAAGAATTTCGATGATACCCTCACTGAGTAATTTTTCTATTTTGGTTTTATCGTAGACCATTTCTAGATTAGCATAAATAGGGGCTAACCAAGGATCCATTTTCTCCTTTAAATCTCCAGGAAGAAATCCGATATCTTCTTTTGCAACAGTTGGTCTAGTGATAACTAGCTTTTCTATTTCCCTGTTGAATAACATATCCAAAGCTATCTGGACCGCTAATAAAGTTTTACCCGAACCTGCTGCTCCTTTTAAAACGTTAACTGGGTTTTCCAGTATGATGGCTTTAGCATCTTTTTGCTCCTCGTTTAAATTGATTTTAAATTTAATGGGATTTTTTGGTTTTCTCTTTTGAGTCCAATTGCTTCCTGTCATAAGATTTTTTTTATTTTGAGAAACATATTCGATATTTCTCAGTTTAATAATTATCCCTGTCTTTTCTTAAAGTATTAAGTACAGGATATATATCAAAAAAAGAAAAATCAAATGGCAATTACAATTACCGAAATCCTTGGAACAGATTCTATTTCCGGATCAAGATTAACTATTAATGCTAACTTTTTGCTATTAGAGAATGCCTACAACGATCTAGAAAACACTTTTAATATAAATGTGTTAACTGGATCACTAGACGTTTCTAGTGCTTCAAGCGGGCAAATTAAATCAAAATCAATGCTAACAAATAGTTTGGTTATGCCCGCTTCGGGATCACCAACTATACAGATATACGGAACTGGAGCGAGTGGTGGATCTGTAATTGCATCTAATACAATTGCTGGAGCAACTGGTATTTTTTCCAACGTTCTTCAAGCTAATGTGTTAGGAGCATCTGGAACTGCTACTTTTGGAGCTACTGCTACTTTCCAATCAGTAGTTAATCTGGAGGGAAGAACTAGCATAGGAGCATCTGGAAATTTTGTTAACACAAATAGAAAAGCAACTGTAGGATCAACAACAGCTTTCCCTTCTGCACCAGGAGCTGGTGTTACTGGAACTTATTCCACACCTTATCAATTAACACTAACTGAAAATGTCATTTATATACAATCTGATTATGTTTCGACTGCGCCTGCTGATGCTGCAAACTCTACAGGATTTTTCTTTTATGCAACAACAGGTGCTGGAGCAACTGCTTCTGATATTCCTGCAGGTTACACTTTAACACTTATAGACGCTGCGACATCTACTGGATTGATAGCTACTGGTGTTACTGGACCTTCACCTTACTACTACACAGGATTCTCAACTGGTGACGGCTCATACACAGATCCTTCTATACAAACACCTGGAAATCAGTATAAGTCTTCGTTTACTATTATGTGGGAGCCTAGAATAGACCAATCCTCAGGTACACAAAAAGGATCTTGGGTATTGGTATCTGATACACAAGGATTCACATACTAATTAAGTATCAATAAATGGCAAAAACACCTTATATAAGACCCATAGCAGTTCAGGGAGGTACATTCTATACCTTCTCTTCTGCTGCGGAAGATCTATCTTTAACATTCAATAATTCATTAAAGAAGTTCTCTTTTTCTAAATATGCTTTATTAAAGCTTCCTGAATTTGGATCTCCAACATACGGAGAGAATACAATTCAGTTCAATGCTATAGATACTACATTTTTAGATGCTGCAGAAGGTGATTTTATTCTTACCAACCCGAATAACTTAAGTCCTTCTCCTGAGATATCATTTCAGAATTACTGTTTAAATCTAGAATCAACTGTTATATCAGATCCTAATTACAATCCAGATTTAAAAAGAAATGTATCAGAGAGAGTTTTTTGGAAATGGGTTAAAGAGCTAGGTGGTGTAAGATATAGAGCTGCCAATAATAATGAGGTGGTAGCTTCTTTAAACCAAACAACTACTACCACTAAAGATGGATTTCCATATTCAGATAAAAGATGGGTAGAGGAGGATACATTCCTAACAGGTAACGGATCACCTACCCCAAGATATGAAAGAATTGTTCAATACGTAGGTGATATTGATGTTGTAAATTCCGTACAGAATTCAGAAAACGCGTATTCCGAGGTTTATATACATGTACCAACTGGTGATGGAGGAACTCCTTATGTTCTTTTTAAAACTGTAGCGGATGAGAACTATTACCCAGACCGTACTTGGACACATTTACCAGCGGATCCAACAGACACCGAATATTTACAAGGCAGAGATTCTGCTTCCGGTTTATATGGTCCTAATGGATTACCTAAGCTGGCAATATTTGATCAGGACGTATTAGGAGATCCTGGAGTTAGTGGTGCATCTGCTACTGGATCATTTTCTAATAACTGGTATTCACCAAGGGATGAGGCTAATTCATATTTTACTGATCCCTCTTTCTTTGACAATACTAACTACACATTAGAAAAATATTTAGCTGCTTCAGGACCTACTGGTTATACTGTAACATACAAGAGAAGTAATTTAGATGGTGTACAAATTGATTTTGATCCTGCATCTTACAAAGCAATTCAAAACTACGTTGGGATATCAACAATAGAAGAGTGGAACGGTACTCCAATTACTACTTCTTTTGAGTTTAATGCAGTTCTAGTTTATTACGATGTATACGATCCTAATAATCCCACGGATTCAGAAACAAATCTATACGGTATACTTTTTCTAAATGATCCGGAGCCTGTATCTACAAATGCAGCTAAGCTACCAACATTTAAGAAATTCAAGCCAGATCCTATAACAAAATTAAACGGTAATTCTTACGGATTTAAGATAAATCTAAAGTTTGATACTGATGTAGAAAGTACTGGGGTTGAACAAGCGATAAATGATTATTCATCATTCTCTCTATCTATTTTCATGGATGCTGCTACTGTTTTACAGGATGCTGCTAAAAATCTAAACGATAGAACACTTCAGATCATTAATATGCAACAAGATATTAATGACCTTAAGGATCTAATAATAAACACTGATGATAGTAATGAAATAAAAGCAAGATTGGATGTAGTAGAAGCTTCTCTGCAAGCTAATCAGGCTCTATTTGATAACACTCAGGATATTTTAAGTCTAATCGAACAGAATACTGATAGTATACAAAATATCTTACAAAACCAAACTTCCATCAACATGTCTTATAATCTAGACCTGTTAAAAGATGGGAATGGAACTTCTGTAAACAGAAATACACCTAACATATTAAAGGTTGATGTAACACAGCAAGATTATAATATAGGTAACAGTTCATTGTTTACAATAAATCCAGTTTCAGGTAATACTGTTCCTCTATCTCTATACACCAATTATTTAAAACATAAAAATAATGGGGTATCTATAACTGCCACTAATGATATAGTTATAAGAATAGATGATAGCTTAAATAAATGGCAAAAAGGACAGGTAATAAGATTTGTAATAGGAGATGAGATCGATCTCGGAAACTATTCAATAGTTATCCTTACAGATGCTTTAGGAGAATATCCTAAAACTAATCCTTCTGGTGTACCATATTCAGTAGTTGTTGCTGGATTCTTAAACGTTCAGTTTTCTAGTTCTGGATATAAACCAATATTTGATATTGTTTGTGTAGACGAGAAAAACTTAATATTTGAAATCGATCAAATAAGATAAAAAAATGTCGAATACTAAAAATTCATTCTCATCATTAATAGCACAGTTTCTTAGACTCCAAAAGAACTCTTTGGAGATAATAAACAAATTAAATGATGTAACTACATCTTCTAAAGATTCTGTGGAGATAGAATTTCTGATGGATGATAATACATCGGAGAATATACAGGTTCCTTCCTTTGGTTACTTAAAAACCGAAATTAATAGACTAGATCAGAACATCAAGGCTCTTTCTGGATTAGATGATAATAAAGCTAATGTTAGAAATCCAGATGGTACAGTAGCAAAAATATATCAGTCCAGAACATTAACTGATCCATCATCTCCTACTAGTTTACAGATACCTTCTACTTTCCAAGCTAGAAATAACTGGTTTTTTGAATCTTTTTTAAATCCACTTCTCTATATAGAAATCGATGTTGAAAATCAAATACCAGAAAATTCAGAGAGCGTTTATGTAAAAAGAGTTATAGCTAATACACAATCTGATGTACAGAAGCAGTACTTTGATAATAACTTAAAAGGACGTAACGATTTAACAGATTCTGACTTTATAGCATCTTTAGAGAGCCAAGGCATACAATACTTTATAGACGAGCAAATAAACAGTTTAGACTTAAGAACAGTAAGATTTACTGGATCTTTTGGAGTTCTTAGAATATTTGACGAGGAAGTACAAACTACAGTTGATGGGGTTACTACTACCACTACAGTTAGAAAGTATAAGCTTAACGGAATTAGATACACTGATAACTTATCAGATACCGAAAATTCAAGAACATTAGCAAAAGGTGATTTACTTATAACTAGTGGAGGAACTAAATACGAGATAAGCTCAATAGACGTAAGTGATCAAACTGTTGTACTAAAAAGACTATTTGGATTCGAACCTATTAAGATAGGTGATGCCTCATTAACAATCTATTCAAATGTTTTATCAAATAGACAAGTAGAAATAAATGTTGGGTTTGACGAGAGACAGGGCGTATTTATAAAATCTATAGATGGGGACTTTAATGTCGCAGCTAGTAAATATAGCCCAGGAATTTGCTTCTGGTCTAATGAATTACAGATAAGCACTTCAGATGGAGTAAAAACATTGGAGGAATTTTATAATTCACAGGTTTCGGATTTCGGTAAAATATTTATAGCTGCTGCTAAAGAAAATACCATACCTGCTGTTTATGGGCAATCTCCATCTGCTCCGGTAGTTTCCACAGATAACTTTAAAGTAGTTAAGGTAAATTCTCAGGTAACTGATTCCAAAGAGAACAATTCTTTTAAAGATAAGATAAAGATTAAAACCACTTTAAAGAATGAAGTAGAATCAATAGATAGAGCTATAGATCAGACAAGAAAACAACTTTCTGAATTAACTACGACATCTAGTTCAAAAACACCTAATGCGGAGTTTAAAAAATTAAATGATAAGATATTAACTCTTACTAAAGATAAGGGTTCTAAAACAGATCTTTTATCTACTACGATAACGGAGATAAACAACTTAATAATAGCAGTTCCGGAATTAACGGAAGCTCCTAAATACAGAGTTAGGGGATTCTGGCCAATACCTGAACCTATATCTGATCCTAAAACAGGAGAACAAAATATAGTTCAGTTTAATGTAAGATATAGATATCTTTCTCTAACCGGGAATCCTAATGGCGTTGAACAGATAGATTACATCGATAATAATGGAGTTCAAAAGACTGGACAATTTACAAACTGGACTCAGTTTAAAACTGATGTAAGAAAGAAAGTATATGATATTAATACTGGAACTTATATTTGGCAAATAGAGGACGTTAGCGACGCTAATACAGTAAATATAAATCAATTAGATATTCCTATAACCAAGGGAGAAAAGGTAGAGATACAAGTTCAATCAATATCTGAGGCTGGCTGGCCTACTAACCCTTTAACTTCCGATTGGTCAACGTCAGCTATTGTCGATTTTCCACCGGATTTAGTTGTACAAATAGATAACACTTCTTTTGTTTCACAGAACAACACAGATAATGCAGTAGTTAAAATTCAGGAAGATCTACAAGCAAAAGGATTAGATCAGCATTTATCTACTCAATTTACTTCTGGTGATAAGTTTTATGCACATAATTCTTCTGTTATAGCATCTGGATTCTTTGATTCAACTGGTAAAGCTTTAGATCTTTTCCAGAAGCTTACACAAATTGATAATGAATTACAGTCGCTAAGAGCTTTGATAGCAAAAGCAAAAGGAACTTTAGGTGTTTATATAAGAAATGGAAGCACTTCAAACAAAGTAAATCCTGGAAGTACGGTAAACCTTTTTGCTGGATATTATGATCAATTAATAGATCTTACAAATCCTAATAACAAAGGTAAGATTGCATCTGTTGTTTATTATGTAGAATTAAGAAACGAAGCAGCAACTCCTTTAGAATTATCATCTCTTATTCCAGGAGGACAAGGAGTAAAAGCTCCTAATACTATATCAAGTCAGACCGATTACAATAATAATAGAAAATATGGGGAAACCCCTATTCAGCTTTCCGGAATAACAGACGCAGATGTTAATGTTTCTTCCCCTGGAGCATTTATTCAAGCTTCTGGGTATCAGAGTGGAAATGCTTATTCTCAATTCATATATCCTAGATATAAATCTTCTGGATTGGATGAGAATCTATATTTTACGCCTCCGACATCATTAGCTTGGAATATAAATGACGGATCCCTAGTAGGTACTAGCCAACTTCCTATAGATAACAATGGGGTATTAATACCTTTCAGACCAGATACAACTTCAGTTACTGGAGCGGGTTCCAATGCTAATATTTGGGCAGGGACTTATACTTCTTTTGCTCCGGACGGAAATGGTAACTTAAATGAATTTTGTATCCACGTTTCTCACCCAGATATAAGCTCGGGAGTTCCTATTTTCGTAAATCTTGTGAATCCTTCAGTTTCACCATCTGGTCCTATGCAATATCCTGCATTTAGACATGCCCTAGGATTTGAAACCGATACAAATACTACTACTTCAGTTCCTGGATTTCAAACTGCTCCATATCAGCAGTTGGAATATTATCCAGCACTATCTAGTTCTAGTTTCGGTGTTAATAACAGCGCTTATCCTAACAAATTAGGATTTGTTGAGTCGGATGAATTCTTATGTGGTAAGTTCTCTTGTGGATCATATCTTTTCTTATCACCAACTAATCATACTGCAGTTCAAATAGAAGGCTCAACACAACTTGCCAAGAAGACGCTAGATTTTGGACAGGAGAATGCTATAACTGTTCCTCTTATATTCCAAATGAGAGCTCAAGATAAATTAGGATTTGTTGGAGGATGGAGATCTGCTGGTAATCTTAAGAATATTACCTACACTAAGAAAATTGGAATAGATATACAGGTGAAGAACGAGGATCTTTTCTCTTTCGATATTCTTGTAACGGGAAGTTATACTAAGACATCTCTAGTTTCACCAGCTTATTCACAAAGTAAGAAAACTATTTAATAAGTGGCAAGAAAAATAATTAAGCAGGATTCATCTTTTGGAGTACTTAGAGCTAATCCAAGAATTTCGGGAAATGTAAAAATAACCGTAGATTCTAAAAGCGGGATATGGCTAAATTCTATTGACTCTAACCAAGAGATGTCAAATAGCTATTATAAAGGTTTTCGTATATCTCCGGAAACTTCTTATGATAAAGATCTTTATAGATTTTTTAATGAGGGTAAGACTCCTTCTCAATTTGTATTCGGAATGTTGGGAGAAGGAGATCCAGTTCAGAACCAGATAAACAATCTTTCAAGCAGCTATAATTTTTTTTATAGCTCTGGTGTTTCTCCGCTTATATCTGACAAATACGACGAGGACTTTTCTTATTTAGCACCTCTTTGGCTAGGTAAGGATGTTCCTGACTATTTTGTTATATTTAAGGTTAACGATCCTATAGATTATCCTTATCAAATTCCAGTAACTTCTTTAGAGATTGGTAAATCTTATAAGGTACTACAAGACTCATCAGTAAATACACAGTCTTCTTCTTATTTACCATTCCAGATTTCCAGCGGATCACAAGTTTATAGCGACGGAAATATTTTTACAGCAACATCGTATACGTTTAATGTTTTACAGGGACAAGGTACTGTGGTATTAATGGATCCTTTGTATAATATTAACCTAGTAGAAAATACTGAACAGCATTTCTACGATAAGATCCTACCAAAATCTACTGCAATTGCAACTTTTGATTTAACTGAAAGTTCTAATATTGGTAAGTATTTAAGAAAGATAAAAACAACTCCTGGTTACACAGATAGTTTAATAGATGTTAGATTTGAGGAGAACCAATTAACAACATTCAATGGTGTTAATTATTCAGTGGGTATATTTGATAAAAAGGGGGATTTCCTCATAGATTATTATAAAAATCCGGATACACAAATAGGGTTTGAAGATTTTATAACTAATGGTTTTAGAAACAACGGGATTCTAAGCTATAAGCTTTTAAATCTAGAGTTCCTTTTTAATGATAACGATTCAGAAAACTATACAATTAACAGGTATTTTGGGCTTTATGTAAATGCTGCAGATATTTCTAATTTTAAATTAGATGGTGATGCTTTATATAAAAGTCAAGGAACTTCGGGAAATACTCCTATACCAGAGAAGAATAATAAAGGATATTATTATCAGGATGTTTCTTATTTTCAGTATAATGATAATGGCGTTAGATTGTATCTTGAGCCAACAAAGATATCAGGAATAATACCTAATTCGGATGATGTCAATATAGTAGAAGAAACGAAGCTTTTCTGGGTTAAGGATAAAAATGGTAGCTTCCATTCTTTAAAAAGAGATGAGAACTATTTAAGTTCTTCTCCTCCACCAGCAACGTCAAGCTACGGAATACTAGGATATGATAACGAGATTGTAATACAGGATACTTCCATAGATATTTCTTTATTTACTGGTAAGGATAAAACTACTAAAAAACAGTATCCTGCAGTAACTACTGGAGATAAAGGTAGAGCTTATAGTGTTATTAGAATAGCCAATGAAATAAATAATCTTGCCGAGAATTGTTTTATATTCTATAATCCTTTGGGATATTACGGAGTACCTGGTTCTAAATATGATATTATAAAAGCATCTGATCTTTCTCTTTCTGTTGATGAGTGGGGTCCAGGAAGTTTTTATGCACAAGATAATGCTTATTATTATCATCCATTTGGAACAAATGAAGATATAGCTAAAGCTCTAACTGGTATATTTAATAGCTTTAATTATAATTCTTTCGAAGCTTTCCAATCTGGAGATGAGGTAGTCATAAGAACAAATGCAACTGGTACTGCTGAGAATAGTAAATACTATTTGGACTTTTTCCAGAATTTCACAACATCTCAGAGAATGCCTGATTCCAGAAGAGGAATTATATTCATAAATGAGAAAGATGTATGTGATATAAATCAGAGACAATCTTTTATAGGAGGGTCTAATTATTCTAACACTAGAGTAAAAGTAAAAATAGAGGATGCTAATAAAATTATAGTAGGTGAGACTTTTATAGAGACTATAAAAAACACATCGACTGATTCTTTCAGCAATCTTCCAGAGTATTCAAATATATCTTCCTCAGTAGTTACTGGAAAATATAGATTCATAGATCAATACGCATTTGATCAGAACGGTGATATAGTAGGATTAAAGGATTTTGAGACTCATGCAACTATAGAAATTTCTAACTTTACAGAATCTATAGCTTTTGGATCTTCTAAAACAATCTCAGCATTTAATACTTATGACGTACCTTTAGGAATATTTTCATTCTATGGTCTTAGAGAGATAGACATGGATTTCTGGTACAGTGAATATGGGTACACACCTACGGAGGAATATTATAAGTATTTAGATACCCAACCAGAGGGTAAAACTAAGATAGTATCGGGTAAAACTTATTTCGTATCATCAGGTGCGGAAATTGAGTACGGGGGAAATACCATAAATGGTCCGGATTTCTTTGAAGGATTTCCAGGGGATGAGGAATATATGTTAGTTGCTGGATCTACTTCTGCTGAATCAAATGTATTCCCTACTCTTTCATCAAGAGGTAATGTAACAGGGGGTATCACTACTAGCAATTTTGATTACCTGTTTTACCCGGATTTAGATGCTTTCCCGGGATTCTATGGAATACAATCCTTACAATTTATAGACAACGAGGTAGGTATAGACACTAAATTTAAGCAGCTTAATTTTGGTAAATTATATTCCGAGTATGATTACACGCAGGATAATTATAATCCGGACTATGCTTTAAATAGTAGAGTTAGTCCATATATTACAAAATGGGTTTATAGAGGAGGTACAGATGTTAGGGGAAATGGATACAGACTTAATGCAAATTTAGCTTTTAATCCACTTAACTTTTCCCCTAGTTTTTTCAAAATAAATCAGGATCCGCAGTACTTTACTCACGAGTGGTATCATCTACAGAGACCGCCATATTCTTTACCTGAGTCTAATCTTCACACGGACAAAAATTATCTATCTGGTGAATTTAACGAAACCCTTTTAAACGATGCTAATCCGGCTCTTAGGGATTATTTCTTAGATTATTTTTCTATAGAGGGTGAAGATTTAGATACTTATTATCCAGGTAGTACAACAATAAATGATATAGATCTTACGGAGAGGTATTCATTATTTAATTTCAATACAGGAAACGGATATTCGGAGTCTTTGTACAGAGGTGCTAAGATAAGAATCAAGAGAACTTTTACTGACTATGCACAACAAGAGTCTATAAAATACATAGAAGATGATAGATTCTATGATGGATATAAATTCTCTTGTGTTATAATTCCAGTAAAAAATATAGAGGATGAGATACAATCCCCTGTAAAAATAAAAGTAATAGAGAATAGAACTTTTAAGAATATAACTTTTCTAGTTGAAGTTTTAATCGATGATGCTAGAGCATTAAATTTTGAAGAGGTAAGCCCAGATAATCAGTATATTGATCTGGATTATTTCCTTTTATATTCTTTAAGGGATAAATTAGACGATCAATATTTTCCAACTGCAAGCAGTGTATCACTTCCTTCTGGATCAATAGAACTTCCTGTAGTTGGTGACGTAAAGCTTTCTTCAGCTTTGAACATATCATCAGCACCTAACCAACAAGGAATTTTTTCAGTAGTTAATCCAGGTACTATTGGAAATGAGGGAGAAATATTTATAATACCAAATCCAGAATACGAGACTGATTTAAGAGACGAGATCAACTTCACGTTTCTTCCTTCCGTTACACCTTCACCAGGAGATTCAACTGGACCTGGTTCATTTTATGGAGTTGTAGGACCTGCTCCTTATAACTATACTCTTCCTTTCCCTACAGGAGTTGGACAGGATGTAATAAATTTTACTAACACCGGACCAAACTACTTTTTTGATTTTGGGAATATAAGTATACCTGGACCAGTTAATATTCCAACTGTAGCTAATTATTCTGTTATTTCTTCGATACCAATCTACCAGAAAAACGGAGGATTAGGATATTGGGGAAATATACTACAGAAGATATCTTTTGCTAATATATCATTATGGGTAAATACTGGATATCCATATATTGAATATTTAACTTACGAATGGGATTCTTCAACACAAACCACTAAGGTTTTAGAAAATCAGTTTGTTTTAGAATTTTTAAGGCCTTCGTTTTTTGAACAAAACGCGGTGATTGTTCCGGTTGAAATAACAGATAAGCCACAGGAGTTGGATGTATTTAACGTTGGATACACTACAGAAGATATCGAAGGTGAGAGCGAAATGTATAGATACAGTGGAGAATATGTGCCTAGTTTCAGAGAGGTATTAAAATTCGAGAACGTAAAATATGATATACCATTTTGGACTACCCCTGAATCTTACACATTTTATGTTAAAGTTGTAGATAAACAGACATCATCATCCTCTTATGATATAGGATCTTCGCTTTGTTTTGAAATAGATGGGGTTTCTCAAGGTGATGTAGATTTGATAAAAGGCGTTATCTATTATTTTGATCTTAGTGATTCTAGTAATTCTGGATATCAATTATATTTTTCTGAGAACAATAGAGGTAATGATATAACAGTAGATTCCTTACCTCAGGGATATACACTATTTGGTACTCCAGGAAATACTGGGTCTTATATTAGATTTGAAGTACCATACGATTTGCCTTCAACTGTTTATTATGTAGCAGAAGGAGGAAAATATATGGGCGGTGATATTAGATCGATAGATCCAATAGAATATGCCTATTGCTCGTTCGGTCCTTATAAAGATAATTTTGGAGTATCAAGAAATTTAAATTACTATAAATATTCTACGCAATGGATATTTAGAATAGGTCAGAATTCTCCTTTTAACCCAGTATATAATATAATAGGTGAAACCCCAGTGGATAAGAGAGATCTTTCGATATTTGAGAGTTCTTGGGATCCTGGTTTCTATAGAGAGTACACTGGTCCTACTGGGTATATTAGTTTACCAGGAACTAGAGAAATGAAGGAGCAGAAGTCTTTCTTCGGTAGTAAGTTCATGCAAACTCCAGATCTAGTTAATTCCCAAAAGCAATTAGTTTATCCTCAATCCATATCTAATGTATTAGATCTTAATTATGATAACTATCCAAACTATGAGATATTATGGGAAGAAACTTCTACAGAATTAAGAGGGGTTTTATTAATAGATAGGATGCTTACTAGATATTTCTTAGATGATGGAGGGAAAAAATCTTTTCAGGAATTTATTGTTCCTGAGTTTGGGTTTGGTACAATCACTGATATTGACGATGATTTTAAAGAGTATATGAGTCAAAATATAATACCAATATTCCAGTCTAAAAATAACGGAGGATATCTTAAAAAAGTTCCTATAGCACAAAACCAATCACTTACTCCTGTTGTTGGTAATTTAGCAGATTATCAAAAATTAATAGATGGATACTTCAGATCATCTGAAATTAGATATACTAAGATTAACGAGCTTAGATACGAGTTTAGAGTTCCTAAGGATCCTTCTTTTGATTACTCAGTATCTTTCTCTATAGAAATTGGAAAAATTTAGTAGAGGGATGAATTTTTGATATATAATACAAGTATAATAAGAGATGCCACAGATTAATATATTAAACATACTACAAGGAGACAGTCAATCTAATATAGTTGATAAAATCAATTATAATTTTGATCAGATCCTCAGTGCTGGGGGTGGACCTCAAGGAGCTCAAGGATTAATAGGTCCAACTGGACCAATAGGACCTCAAGGTCCTCAGGGGGTTCAAGGAGCTCAAGGACCTTCAGGAACTAAATGGTTTGTACAAGACACATCACCAGCTTCTGGTGGTATAACAGGATCTAATCCATTTGGATTCCCAACTTTAGGAGATTATTGGTTAGATCCAGATTCTGCTAATCAGGACATTTATGTATTCGGAACAACCGGATGGCTCAATAGTGGATATGGATTGGCTTCTGGGCAACTATTTCAAAAGGTTACTCCTATAGATTTAATTGGGGGAGCTACTGGACAAGCAATACTTATTGCAGGATCTACTGCAGGGGATCAGACTTTGGTTCTTTCTGATTCAACTATAAATGATTATACTCCAGGGGGAAGCGCTATACAGAATCTAAATTTCGAAGATGCTAAGTTAAAAATAGCTACAAAAGATTCTAGAACTAAATTGATAAGTTTTGGTAGATCCACATTTGATGTGAGTCCATCCGGAACAGGATCTTCTTCTAGTTCATCTAATCCTTATTTTGCTTGGGATCTTTCAGTTAATCCATCTGGAGCATCAGGTGCTGGTCCTAATTTTTATAATCTGTCTTTTACCAACCCTAAAGGATCGATCAGTATTAATTCTAATGGAGCTACTGCAGAATCTGGAATTAATATGTTAAGTAGTAGCGAGATAAGTGCACAGTCTACCTCAGATAACATAGTTCTAAAGACATCTTCAGTAAATAAAGGTACTTTCATAGATGCTAGCTCTAATGGGGGCTTTTTAGAATTGTCAAATAACTCTTCGACGCCTTCAAACCAATCTTTTGCACCTCTATTTGCTAATCCAACTGGAGTAGGTATAGGTTTAGGCACTGGACAATTTAAATCAACGGGGGATGATTCTAGAAAATTGGCTGTTTTAGGAAACACCAGTATTTCTAAAACACAAACGTTACACGCTTCGGATTTTTATATTGGTGACCCTTCTGCAAACAATTACAATAAAGGTATTTTATTTGTTGAAGGTCATGTTGGTTTTGGATCAACCGGTTCAACAGGGGATTTAATATCGGGTATCTCCACAACAGGAATGGCGGAATCTCAAAATAGATTCCCTCAATTATGGGTAACTTCTCCTAATTACGGCCCAGGTGTACAGGTAAGAACGAGAGGAGCTTCCACATATTCTCCTAGAACAGTGATAGGAGATGGTGTTTTTGATTATGCTCTAGCTGGTGGAGCTACTGCTTTAGCAGGAACTGGTCCTGATATAACACAGGAGTTCTATTCTAATGGATATACATTCCAAGCAGGTCCTTTAATAAGTTATCAGCATAAACTATCTACTCCAACAAATACAACTGGAGACGCACCAGTTTTTTCGATTACAACGTACACCAACTCGGGTACTTATGGTAGTAATACAATAAATAGAACTACTATACAGACTAAGAATTCTAACAAGGCTATAGAATTAATGGCTAATGGTACAGGAGGTGAGAACCAGATTAGAATAGGTGTATCTGAGGAAAGCTTAGTAACCGTCTGGTCAGGAACTGCTGGAGCTCCTAAATTGGGAGGAGTAGCAATAGGGGTTTCTGGATCAAATTCTTCATTCGGAGCTCCTCTGCAAGGTAATTTAACAGGATCTAGATTTACTAATAATAATTTAGGAACACATAGCTTGGTTGTAACAGGAGTACAAACTATAGGAACTAATAATCCTGTTTCTTTAATGAATCCTGGAGCATCTGGAGCTAGTGCATCATTCGGCGGGAATTCGATGCTGAAGATATCCAGAAATTTATATAGCACGACAACACCTTTCGGGGTTAAGGGAATAAGCGCAGCTGGAACTTATCCTTTCAACTATACAAACGGGTTAGAGATAACGTCTTTTATTCCTACATCTCCTACGACAGTCAAAGGGTCAAATAGATCAGTTGCAATATCCGTTGCAAGCTCTGCCACTATAAGAAACAGCGATGGCTCATCACCGACTTCTCCAGCTACTGGATTCTACGTTAGTGATACTGGTGAGAATATAGCAATAGGTAGATACATTGATTCTACTGCTGCAATAGGGGTATCAGGAGCTGCAGGTGATCATGCTATAAAAGCACTTGGTGATGTTGGCATAACTGGTAATTTTAGCGTCGTAGGTAACATATCAGCAACTGGTAATACTATCCTTAATGGTAATACGAATACAACAGGAGGATCACTAACCATAGGGAACGGAGGTACACCAATATTAAAAACTATTGCAGGATCAGTTACCTGTCCAATTAATGGAACACCGCCTACTATTAACTACGGAAGCGGATTTACTGCTACTATGGTTGCTTCTGGATTAAATACCGCTAGAGTTAGAATAACATTCAATGTGCCATTTTCTAATGCTAACTTAGTTGCAACTAGTAATATATTCCTAGGTACTGCTGGACCAACATTACAGTACACAGGATCTGCTGGAAATTACGGAGCTCCTACTACTACCCATTGTGAATTTATTTTTAGAAATATAGGATCAGGAACAGCAACCCTTAATTTTTTAATTCAACAAGTTGCATAAAAATATGGAAAATAATAAAGACTGGTTCATAAACGAGTATTCAGAAATACACGATAATCTATCTAAGCTAGAAGAGGAGATAGATGGTCATATTAAAAATAAAATATATCTTTTAGATAAGGGAGAAGTCCTTGAAGGACTTAGGAAAAGAGCTCAGGAAGAAATTGAGAGACTAAATAAAACAAGAGAAGATGAAAGAAGAATCTTTAATTACAAAGGTATTTAAAAGAAAGGATATTGTATTGACGATAGGTATAGCAATACTCCTTTTATTGTTGTTTAGACAATGCAATAGCAACGCTGATCTTAAGTCACAGCTGTTTATACAGAATCACAATTTAGATGCCTTAAAAGACACTGTTAGGCTTCAGAAGAATAAAGCTGGTGAAGATACCTATGTTAGAAAAACACTATTAGCTTCGAAGAATAATTTAGAGAAACTGAACAAGGATCTTGCAGAGGAACTAAAAAAGGTTAAGGGTCAGGTTCTAGTAATACAGAATGTAGAAACTGTAATAGAAACGGATACACAATACGTCAATAACTATCTTACTGTATATCCTGATGGCAACTATAGTTTAGATTGGAAATTTGACACTACGTTTTTAGCTAATAACTATCGTAAATTTTCCGGCAATAGTTTCTTTAAGATCGATACAGTTACAAATAAAGTAACACCAGGGATTACTAGAATAAATCAGGACGAGCTTGGATTTTCTTTCATTACTGGGCTTAGAGAAAAAGACAAATCATTGGAGATATTTGTAACACCTAAATATCCAGGTATGAAAATTACTGAGATTGAGGGAGCAATTATAGATCCTCATAAATCTGATGTACTAAAAAATATGTTTCCTAATAAGAAGTTTTCTGTTGGACCATATGTAGGAATTGGGTTGGGTGCAGGATATGGTATAAATGGTAAGCCTATAGCAGGTGCAATGTTCAATGTTGGTGTAGGTATACAATATTCTATCATTAAGTTCTAAGGGATATATAAACCATGGCTTATACCTCTACACAAAGATTTGTAAAGTTTGGATCATACTTGTTAATGGAGTATGATTACACTACTGCACCAACGCCCGAAATATATTACGTAAACACTGGTGTTCCTGCAGTAGGGTTTGAGAAGATTGTCAATGGATACTTTGATAATTCTGTACAGATATTAAATAATCCTTCCTCTGAATCAATAACGGGTAACGTAAGAGATCTTAGTGTTGTTCAGGTAGATAAAAATAGGTTCGTAACCTTAGACAATGATTATCTTGTGCCCTATTTAGATACGGATCCTAAATTAACATCCGTTAACAATCTACCTGTTGTATTTCCTTCTAACATAGGTGTATACTATGACACTATAAAATTTCATATAGTAGCTGGATACAATTTTGGGAATATAGATGGTATAATAATACAGGGACAATTCCAAGAAAGAACCGGAAAAAAAGCAACAATATTCCAGAGGATAATCACTAAATCTGATACATCATCAACTATATTAAACCCTAATCCTATTTATTTAGGAGGAGCTTTATATGACCACTATATAGAGGTTAAGATTCCTGCTTATGCTAATATGGTTTATGAATTTGACATATTAGCAGGAACCCCAGCACAAGCAAATACATTAGCAGCTAAAATATCTTCTGACGGTAACGGATTCTTAAAGGATGCACCGGTTAGCTTAAGTCTTTATGAAATATCTGCTACAACTTTAAAAAACGGATACGAGAATTACATAGCTCAGGTAAGAAATCAATTATCTGTTATTCCGAAAGATAACTTCTCTTCTTTAGCTGCTGTTATACAGCAGAATCAATTTTATAATTATTTGGAATTCTATCCAACTTGGGATGGTAACTTCCTTGAGGATTTTTTGAATGCGGAGGGTAAAGTTGGTAATGTTTACTATGTTGTAAACGAGATAGAGGTAAAAGAACAAGTTGGTTTAACATACATTACAACATACAACTTTAGCAATACACAGACTCAGGATTTTAATGCGCCTAATATATTTAGACCTGTTTTAATTAATCCTCTAACAACATCTTTTGTTGTTAATTATACTATGAGACTTGTAAACAAGGGTAATCAAAATCAGATAATACGAAGATCTTCTTTCTCGTCTTTTGATGTTACTAAATACGGTAAAGAAAATAATGTAATATCTCTAACCACTGGTGCTTATTCACAAAAGGTTTATAATAAGGTTGTACAGGCTCCTAATGTTATATCAGGTGGGCCTTCAATTGCTCCTCCTACACCTATAGAGAAAAGAATACCTGTTTTCTATAAGGATAATAATATTTCTGTAACCAAAGAAACCTTAACTGTAGACAAGGATGGAAATATAATATCGGAAACATCCGTACCTGATGCTACTCAGATATATGGACAAGGTAAGGCAAAAATAGTTGTAGATCCCTTTGATAACTTCTATAAATTCACAGTGTATAATTATAAAGATGGAACATCTCCCGAGATTATAGATTTAGGAACTTCACTTAGCTATTATATAGTTTTCTTAGATTCATCTGGACAAAGTGTAAGAGTAGAGAATATAAAGAACAGAACAACTGTATCTAATCCTTCTGCTGGACAAATAGCATTTAAGGTAGTAGAGACAAATTCTAAAAAAGTCCTAGGATTTACTTCAAGAGATTTCTATATAGTTTCGAGAACACCAGATGGAGTGGAGACTAAATTGTATTCTGGATCCTGGCAAACACAAGCGGAATTTATTGCAAGTACTACAACACCAACTACCGCTACAACCACAACCACAACAACTGGAGTAACTGGAACAGTGGTAAATACAGTGGAAGGAACAAGTACAACAGGAACAAGTGTATCATCAATACCGACTACTTCTCAAGGAAATCAAATAGCTTCTAGAGTACCAGTAACCAAATTAATAAAGAAAGTTAAGCCTTATAATTTAGGAAGCAGCTCTATACTAAGTGTAAAACCAACATCCGAGTTAAATACTACGGGTGGATTTGTTAGTACTTCTAAGAACAGCGTACCACCTGTGGCAAAAAGTAGCAACCAGGCCAATAGTATAAACATTGATGCTTTAGCAGATTCTATAGCTGGAAGAGAGGCACAGGGATTAAATGTACAGAAAGTTGTTAATTATTATTTTACTCCTGGAGCTCCTGGTAATTCTTTATTTAAAGGAATAAAAGGAAGCCAATTCTTAACTGCAGCTTTACAGATACATCCTAAATTAGAGAATGGAGAATTTAATAAAACTTACATCCAATACTGTAATGCTTTAGGATTCCCTGTAACTAATGATCCTGGATCGGTTAAAAAATAAAGAGTAAATGATTTTAAACGCAAGGCAGAATGGATTTATTTTCAATTTTCCAAAGGGATTTATTATTCCCGAGGTAGTTGAAAAATATGAGAAGTATATTAATAGAATGCCTATACCGTATGATACTGTAGACAGCTTTATAAATTCTACAATACAGCAGGTTAATTTTCCTACTCTTAGAACTATTGATACAGTGGAACAAGTTAGACCTGGAGGTTTCAGACAATCTTACAAAAGTGCTACTACTTTACAGAACTTAATACAGAGAGATTTTACTGTTACCTTTAAACTTGGAGAGGGCTTTATAAACTATTGGGTCCTTTATGAGAACATAATAAAATTCCTAGATTTCCAAAACCCTAATGAATATCTTCCTGATTTTAGACTATTGCTTTTAGATAACGATGGGATCGTAATGACTAGTGTTCTTTTACAACAGCCGATATATACATCACTGTCGGAGATACAATTGAACTATGCAAGCACTACTCCTCAGTTTTCAACCTTTAGTATAGGATTTAAATGCAATTACGTTGATGTTAAACTTGAAATCGGATAAGATAATAGGAGTTGATTTTTCCCTTAATTCCCCTGGATTTTGTATTTTAGAAAAAGATAAATGTAGATGGATAAGTCTTCATAGGACAACTAATATTATAGATAAGATGTTTAAGAAGGATGGATCTCCTTTTAACGTCTTAAACGACAATAAATGGGTCGATATAAACATAATTCCTAAGAAGGAATTCAATGGTGAGTATCACGAAAAGGAAAGGGATAAAATAATAAATGCTATATACTTTTCAGATTTTGCTATTAATCTTCTTGCTCCTTATATTGATGAATCAACCATAGTGGGAATGGAGGGACTTTCTTTCGGATCTTCGGGAAACTCTCTAATAGACATATCAATGACTACCGCTCTAATAAGATCAGCAATAGTAAAGAGAATAGATCCTAATAATTTCTTTGTGCTTTCCCCGACTACTGTTAAAAAGTTTGCTCTGAAAGGAAACTCGAAGAAAGATGAATTATATAATACCTTATTAGAGACAAGAAACGAGGATAATAGATTGGCACCATTGATAAAAGATCTAAAAGAATATAAGGATAAATGGATCAAGGGACCAAACAAGGTTGAAACTCCTTGCTCTGATATAATTGACGCAACTTGGATAGCTTTATTCGTAGAAGAAAATTTAGGGAAACTTTTATCTGGTAAGAAGGTATAAGTATTAAATAAGTAATAATTTAAAATAATTTAAGAATCATGGAAGAAAATTTTGACATTTTTAATCTGGACAACGAAGCATTTGTTAAACAAGAAATTAAGAAAGACGAGGATGAGTTTCTTTATAAACCATATCCTGAATTAGGTAAGGACGGAGTTTATAAATCTTTGGTTAGATTTTTACCAAACATCACTAATCCTAAAAAATCAAAAATCCACCAATACTACGTTTGGTTGAAAGATCCAGTAGATGGAACAAACCACAAAGCAATTTGTCCTTCTACAGTAGGAAAAAAATCAATTTTAAAAGATCTTTTCTGGAAGCTTAAAAATTCTGCTTCAGCTAAAGATCAAGAAATTGCTAAAGCATTCTCTAGAAAAGAAGATTTTTACTCTTTAATTCAAGTTGTTAAAGATGCTAATAGACCTGATCTAGAGGGTAAAATTATGATTTTAAAATTCGGTAGGAAAGTTAACGATCTTATCGAACAACAAATAAAACCAGAATTTGGTAATCCTTCTAATCCATACGATCTTTTCGAAGGAAAGAACTTCGGTATTCATGTAAGAAAAGTTGGCGAATGGAACAACTACGACTTATGTCAGTTTGTTGGTGACAAGATGCCACTTATGATAAACGGTGAAGCAGTTGAAAAAACTGAAAGTGGAAGAGATGCTGTAACTAAGTATCTTAAAACTGGACCTTTAGATCTTGATAAGTATGACTACAATGATTGGAGTGAGGATGAGAACGATAAGATCATGAGAATTATTAGAAACACTATTCCTGATGGAAGATTGGTTTCTGAAATAATCGGATCTAGCTCAGATTCTCCTTCAAGAGCATCTTCATCACCAGCTTCTTCAACATCAGTCGATGATTTTTACGAAGAAGCTAGCTCTAGATCTACTACATCAGTAGAAGAAGAAAAAGAGGAAGCTCCTGCTAAGGCAGCTAAACCAGCTAAAAAATCAGCACCTTCTTTAGACGATCTTTATAACGATCTATAAAATAATGGATTGTTATGGAATCAAAGACGATAAGTGGGCTATCAGTAGATAGGGTAAAAGGAATAGTATCTTCCGCTCTACTTAAGTTCTTTGGTAATGATCCACAAAGACTAAAAATCTACCAAGGGGGCAACAGATTAAATTTCTGTTGCCCTTATTGTGGGGATTCCAAGGATGCTAAAAAGAAGCGAGGAAATCTTTACACAGATACACTAACTTATAAATGTTACAACGGTGGCTGTGGTGTTTTTAAAAATCTAAATCAATTCACCAGAGATTTTGATATCCAGACTATGCTTTCTAGTGATGAGATATCAGAAATAGCGGAAATATCGAGGAACTCTACTATAAGAAAAAAAATAAGGAACTCCTTAGATTACTTTTTTTCTGAAAACTATAAGGACATTCTAATTGACAGAGAAGAGTTCAAGCAAAGACTTGGTCTAGTAGAATTAAGAGGAACATACGGGGAAAAATGGTTACTGGAAAGAAATCATGTACCCGATGCTAAATTTTTATGGGATCCTTCTAGAAAAAATCTATATCTTCTAAATTTATCCGGAGACGAAACTAAAATAATAGGATTGCAGATAAGACCGGTAGCAAAAAAGAATGGTGGTAGTAAATATTACACATACAAGCTAAGCGGAATATACAAGAATCTTTTTAAAGTAACTGAACCGGAGATTATTCTTAAAGCCGAGGAAGTTGACCCAATATCTAGCGTTTTTGGATTCTCCACTGTTGATTTAGATTCTATGATAACAACGTTTGAAGGTCCTTTGGATGCTTGGCTTTGTCCTAATTCGATAGCTCTCTGCTCAATAAATAACCCATTCCCTTTTGATGTTACTAATAAGAGATGGATGTTAGATGGTGATGAAGTTGGTAGACAAAAGGCCAGGGAGTTCTTAGAAAACGGGGAGCAGGTTTTTCTCTGGGGAAGATTTATAAAGGAGTGTGATTTACCCGAAAGAGCCAAATGGGATTTAAATGATGTAGTTAATTACGTTAGATCAACCGGTAAGAAAATAAAACGACTAGATAATTTCTTTTCGTCTGATAAATGGGATATTATAGATGTATGAAGAAAAATAACAACAAAATAAAATTCCCAATAGAAATCAAGGGAGATCTATCACTCCCAGAATTTGAAGTTTCTGAAAACTTTTCTATTACGGAGGTAAAAAAGAAGATCAGCTCAGAAGTAAAAGAGATTAAAAATAACAGGAAGAAAAAATGTCAGAGCAACAGCCTAATGTAGAGAAGAAGGATTTCGCTAGAGAATTTCAATTAGAAAGGGAAGAGTGGACGGAGAAGATAAGGATCTTGTCCGTAAGAATGAAAAATATAAAAGAGCTTGCTGAGGTTCAGGTTGAATTATATTCTAGCAGACAAATGCTATTAGAAATGTATTCTAAGCTTGGACAAGTTATGGTTAAGCTCAATGGAAAATATAGAAAGGATAGAGCAGAAAGATTAAAATATTATTCTGAATCAGTTCAAGTAAAGTATGGGGCAAACGAAAAAACCCCACTTATTGAAGGTGACCTTTCTGAGTTAAAGGAGAGAATGGATCTGGTAGATGGTCAGATATCTTTCTTTAACGAAACTATGAAGACTGTTGATCATATGTTATATGGGATACGCCATCGTATTATGTTGGAGGATTACCTAAGGAGTGGAGCGGTCAGAAGGGACTAAATCTATATTTTACACCGTATAGTAGATATATAATCCATAAGATGAGCTATTATGGATTATTATGTTTACGTTTATCTAGATCCATCAAAACCTGGAAATTATAAATATGGAGATTTTTCTTTCGAGTTTGAGCCATTTTATATAGGAAAGGGAAGGAATCATAGATACAGAACACATCTCTTAAAAGTAAGAAGAGATAATTATAAAAATCTTCCCAAGTATCATGTTATAAAAAAAATACTAAACATGGGTCTAGAGCCTATAATAATTAAATACAAGGAAGATCTATCAGAAAAAGACTCTTTTTTACTGGAGAAAAATATGATAGAATCCATAGGTAGAAAGGACATAGGTAAAGGACCTCTAAGAAATTTGAGCAACGGAGGAGAGGGTAACGGAGAAAGAAAATTTACTGATGAGCATAGGATGAATTTAAGCCTGTCAAGAAAGGGCAAAAACTCCGATAAACAGATGGAGAATCTTAAAAAAATACATCAAAGAATGATCGGTAATAAAAGAACCCTAGGATTTAAATTTTCTGATGAGAGTAAGAAAAAATTAGCGGAGTCTCATTATAAGCCAGTTTTACAAATATCAAAAGATGGTGAAATATTAAACGAGTTTAGATCTATAAAAGATGCTGAATGCTATATAGGAGTATCTATCAAAAAAGTTCTGAGCGGAAAGGGAAAAACTGCCGGGGGATTTATTTGGAGATATAAAATAATTACTAATAATGTTAAGATTTGTAGTAAGTGAAGATAATAATTGGTTAAGTTTAGTAGATTATTCTGAGGATTTTGAGAGAAAACAAATAGACATATCCTTAACTAAAAAAATACATAATCATTTTTTCCACCCATTGGTTAAGAAAAAACATTGGGATGGATCAATATGTTTCGTTGATAAAAAATTACCAATCTGGAGAGTTCCAATTGGGCTTTGGTCTGAAGTCTACCAGATATGCGAAAAATATAAGATAGAGGTAAAAATAGATGGACTAGAAAGACTAATAGATTCATCCTTTACTCTTGAGCACTTTACTGAATGGTGTAACAATTTTTTTGAAGGTGGGGTCGGTGGAGATCCTAACAAAATGCCGAGGGACTACCAAATAGAAACTGCTTGGAAGATAATCAAGTTTAAGCTATCTGTTTCTGAAGTTGCTACGAGCTCAGGTAAAACATTAATTGCCTTTATGGTAATGGCATATCTTAAAGAGGTGATGAAGGTTAAGAAATTCTTAATGATCGTCCCTAATACCAACTTAGTTATTCAGGGATCTGAAGATTTTGAAGAGTATGGACTAGAAAATCTTGAAGATTGCGAGATACAACAAATACACGGCGCAAATAAGAAAAAGATATCTGGAGGACTGATGATCGGTACTTACCAATCTTTAGTTAAGATGGATCCGGAGTTTTTTGATGACGTTGAGGCAGTTTTTGTTGATGAATGTCACCAGGCACAGAGTGCTTCAATTAAAAAAGTTGTAGCCCTATGTAGAGATTCTAAATGGAGATTTGGTCTATCCGGAACATTAGCAAATAAAAACACCGCGGAGTATTTAACTATACAGCAGTTCCTAGGACCGTTGATAATGGAAATATCTCCTAAATTTCTATTTGATAACAAATATGCTACACCAGTTTCTATCAAGATAGTAAAGATGGATTGGATGGATCCTGCTGTCAAAGAAAAGTTATCTTCCTTAAAAGAGAATAAAACTGAAATGGAGGGGAACGAGATATTTAATTTGGAGAGAAAACTAGTTGTTGGATCAGATAAGAGACTTAACTATATAATAGACTTCGTACTAAAGACATCAAAAAACTCTTTGATTCTTTTCCAATCTGTTGGAGAGGGATACGGAAAAAAAATATATGATGGGATAAGAGAAAAAACTAACGACCGAGAGGTTTATTATATAGATGGTGATACTGATCCTGATAAAAGGGATATCTTTACTAAGAGAATGGAGGATGGCACTAATAAAATAATGGTGGCTTCATTCGGTACAATGTCAACTGGTATCTCTGTAAAAAACATTCATAACATATTCTTAACAGAATCTTATAAATCCGAAGTTCTTATAAAACAAAGCTTGGGAAGGGGGATGAGATTATTTGAAGGTAAGGAGAAGGTTAATATAATAGATTTCGTTGATGACTTCTCCTGGGAGGGTAAAGAGAACTATTTAATGAAGCACTCAAAGGAAAGAATTGAAATTTACAAGAAAGAACATTTCGATTATAAGATATACGAAGTCAAAATTTAAAGATTAGGATATATAGAATAGAAATAAGATATTTTAATGTCCAGAATTAAGAATTTTAGCGATTTTTGTAGATTAAATGAAGCTTCTGGTGATGATCTTTTCTTTAGAAGACATCTAGGAGACAATGCTTCATCTTATAAAGATAGAGCTAAGAACCATTACGAACTTGGTGATAATCCTACTGTTTTATCAAAGGTTAGCAACTTCTTTCAGAAGATGGAAGATAGAATAAATAGAGCTGCAGATATCGGAAAAATGCAGGTCAGACAGAACAGGGCAACAAGAACACACGGAGGTCCTGATACTGGATTTGAAATGTTATTCGGAACCCTTTCAGTTGTTCCTAGTGTTCTTAAAAGAGTTTTTGCTCCAACTAAATATGAGTTTACAAAGAAAGCTCCTAGTGAAGACACTGTTGATGTTGAATTTATTAGACACACTAACGAGGACTTTACCAAAAACGAACTTCCTAATATTAAAACCGAAGAACAATTAGCAGATCACATAGGTGATATGTATAGCAGAGGAGAAGTACAAATGGGACAGGTACCTGTTCTAGACGATATTGCTAAGAATAGAGTTAATCTTTATTATCAGCACCAGGCAAATCCTAATCAGCCTATATTCCAACCAAATAATTTATAAAAATGAAAAAATTTTCTTCCGTAGTAGAAAAAAAGAAACAAGAACTAAATGAAGCGAAACTAGTAAGTGAAAGAAACCTCTATCTAGAATTTGCTAAGAAATATCACAAAAAGCATGGTGTTTCTGGACCTTTCGATAAAAAATTCCAAGGGGATAAGAAAAAGCAAGAGGCTTATATGGAAGAGCTTGCTAAAGCTTGGGATCAGCACAAGAAAGATAAAGGAATTAAAAATAAGCCAGCTAACCATAAGTTCGATTTTGCAAAAAAGAGAATGAACGAATCTAAAGCATTAGATATGGCAAGATCTATGGTTGGTGACGGCGGAGATCCTAATTATCATTTTGTAACTATGTGTGACGACTTTTATTTTGAAAAGGGAGAAGACATGATTAGATACAGCAAAGATATGATGGCATCTCCAATAAAAATAAAAACTACTCCGGACTTAGGAGCATACACATTCGGACCATTTGCTAACTTAGAGGAATCTAAAAATTTTGCTGCAAGTATTGAGTTGGATGAGATAAATGGACCTAGAATGGTTATGATCGAGGACAGAAAAACGGGAGAGGTATATTCCAAGTATCTAACTTGTAAAATGCAACCAGTTTGGAATGAAATCGAGGAGGAAGAAGAAATTGAAGAGGAAGAAGAGTACGAAGATCCTAATGCTGAGTACACCTACAAAGACGAAGAAGAGGATGACGCTTCGGAAGTAGAGGACGAAGATGAAGACGAGGATGAGGATGAAGACGAGGAATATACTGCTACTATCCACCAAGAGGAGGACGAAGAAGAATAAAATATATGTTTAATTCCGGTGGAAAACAAGCTCTATATCCCGTATTACAACACTATACAGGATTTAAGATATCCTCCATTTTTTTAGATGGGGAATATCTTTCCTTTGTTACTTTCTTGGGTGAAAGAGGAATTTTGAACGAGGATCCATCGGGGGATTGGAATATAAAAATCGAGGACAAAATAGTATACAGAATTGAGAAAGATATCTTTAATGTATTAGTAAATCCCGATAAAAGAAATACCCTGGAAGACTACATAGAAATATTAAATAGACTTTGTAGGAAACCAAATGTGAGCCATAGGTCTAAAATACTCTTGAGTAATATAATTAAATTCTTGGAAGAGTTTATATTAAATTCTGATTTTGTACCACAAAAGAAAATAAGAATTGGTTCTTTCGAGATTTTTAATATACATGGTAGAAAAATTATTAATAGCTTAAACTAATGTCTGGAATAAAATATTTATCGGATATCTACGAAAAGAAAGGTAAATCATTCATTGAAAATCTTTTCAATAAAACTGTAATAGTAACCGAAAATCTTGACGGATCTTCATTTTCTTTTGAAAAGGATTTTACCGGTGATAACATATCATTCTATAAGAAGGATCAGGAAAATCCTATAACTAGAGTAGATAGGATATTAATGAAGTATTATGAGAAGCCTATAAATTATATAGAATCTCTTCCAGATGAAGTTAAGGCAGAAATACCTAAGGGATGGAGATTTGGTATGGTTTATTTTCCATCTACTAAGCCAGTTAGAATAGAGTATGACAGAATACCAAAGAATCATTTAATATTGACACATATCGTTGTTAGAGACGAGTTCGGTGATGTTATTAAGACAATACAAGACAAGGAAGAATTAGATCAGTGGGCACAAAAATTTGAGGTAGAGGGATGTCCAGTAATATTCCAAGGAAAACTAAATAGGGATCAGAAGATATCAATAATGGAGTTCCTATCTACGCCTTTAATGGATTTAAAGAGTAGATTTAAAACAGAGAGCTTCACTAAACATCTACTATCACTATTAAATAAAGACCTAGAAAGTACAACCCTTGGCAAGGATCTTGTATCCCCTGTTGATTCTATTGTTTTTAGATTCGAAGATGAGGATGGTAAAGAAGAGAGCGTCCTCGCTAAAATGGTGGATCCTATATTCTATGAAATAAACAGGGAAAGAAAAGTAACTAAAACTTCTTATTTCCCAAGTGATGTTTATTCGTTGTGTCTTATAGATGTAATGAATTTCATTCTTGAAAAAGGTGTAGAAAACTTCAATGCAGAAGGTAATGATCCTGAAGAGAGATACATTTCTTTTGTTTTTGATGTATTTGTTAATTTCATAAATGAAGAGGGAGAAAAATACATTGGAGCGGATTTTCAAAAGCCAGAGTATTTAAAATCAGAAGGATTCGATCTTAATAAGGAATTAATCAATAACGAGCAGATTATAGAAATGCTGGAAGATGATGAAGCATATGTTGATATACTTCAGATGATATTGAATTCTTTTAGAAAACTTAAAAGAAAGCCTCATGGATTTTTTACTGAGGGATTAATTCAGCAATTTAATATGTTAGTTGAGGAAATAGCTGACTATATAAACGCAAAGAGAAAAAATCTAGTGGAAGAATCTGTCGGAGTTCCTTCTTTTGTTTGGTTTAAGAAAGTTGGTGGAAGATTTAATCCCGTGATTAACGAGGAAGAAGAAATAGATGATTCTGAATTGGATGAAATATTAGAGGCATCTGATAGCACCTATGATATTTTAAATGAATCTGAATCCCCATCCGAATTAAAAGAGGAAGAAAAAGAGGAGAAGAAGGAGAACACATCTGAATTTTTCTCATTTAAAGATTTTAAAAAGGTAGTATCTACACATAAAGAAAAAAGAAAAATAAAGATCCTTAACGAGAACAACCAAAAAGTAAACTTAATTATTGGTAAGTTTCAACCATTTAATAATGGACACTTTAAAATGTGTTCCAGATTAAAGAAAGAAAACAATTTACCCGTATTCCTTTGTGTTGTTCACCCTGGTGGTGAACCAAGTCAGAAATACCCCTTTACTGAAGATGTGATAAGAAAATCTATCGGGTCTTTAACGTCTGAAAATAATAAGCTTTTTGCAGGATATGACATCATACAGTCTGATCTTTTAGAAGATGCTTTAAATTGCGTCGTAAAGCACGCTAATCCTGTTTCTGTTTGTATAGGAGAAAGAGATTTCCAGAATATGGTTCTACAAAGAGAATGGGTTAGAGATAAGTACGATTTAGAGGGAGGAGATATTGAGATATTTAAAACACCTCAATGGGCAGACAATAAAGAGATAAGAAATTATGTAATGAATGGGGATTTTCAACAATTTAAAAACCGAGTCCCTAAATCTATAGCAGTTCTATTTAATGAGTTTGTCAGATGTATGAAAGAGTCTGATGAGGAGGATATATAGATTAATTAAATAGTATAATGAAAAGAATATTATCTTTTAGTGACTTCGGTCTTTTTGAATATCACGGATTTACTTCTTCAAATATAGGTCTATTAAACGAAGCAGTTTACCTAGATCAGTTAAACAAAAGACCACATAATGAGGATGCTCTCAAAAAAATGAGATCATGTATATTTATGTTGAATGGTACTTATCCTTTCTTTTCTGGGCTACTTTCTAAATTATTGATAAGAGAAAACAAAAGACTTCCTTATAGAACAATGGCAACTGACGGCGTTAGTATCCACTACGATCCGGACTATGTTTTATCTAAAAGCGATGACGAAATAATATGGGTAATTGCACATGAGGTTTTACACAATTCTTTATTCCATTTCTTAAGATGCCCTAAGGATAATGATAAGGCATTAATTTGGAACTTTGCTACAGATTATGCACTTAACCAGCTTTTAACCCCTGTTGATGAATCTAGCGGTAAACCTAAACCTGCAGCAAAAGGAGGTATAGGAAAAATGCCAGAGGGATCTTTATATCCAGGATGTGGCGTGGTTCCTTATGATACAGAATTTGTTAACAGAACAGCGGAATGGATATTCGATAAATTAATTGCAAACGGTTTTAATCCAAATAGAAAAAAAGAGGATGGAACTAAAACTCCTCCTCCACCTCCTCCACCTCCGATACCACCTAAAGTTGGCGATATTATATTTGATCCTAATAATGATTCATATGGAATAATTAAATCCATTGATGAAGCAAATGGGGAGGTCGATTATACGCCTATTCCTAAAAGCAAGGTTCCTGAATATATGAAAAGATTAAGGGCTGGAGAAAATGTTTTAGACGACGATGTCGAGAAGGAACTAGATTTTTAGAAAAAATTAATATTAAAACAGAATGAAAGCTAGAATAACAGATATTAGAATACAGCAGCCAAAAGAGGAAGGCCAGGGTGGAAGCGGAAGCGGAAGCGGAGGTGGAGGTGGAATCCCTGAAAATGTTGACCAATGGGTTCCTGAAGACGATATTCCAGAAAGAAGCGACGATGGTACAATAGTTGGGGACGATTTTGATATAGAAGGTCCTATAGGGCCACAGTCTGAAAATCCAGGCGCAGTAATGAGAGCGGGAGAGCTTGGCGATCTTGGAGGAAGACATGGTCTGGATGGAGAAGCTCTTGCTAAAGAATGGGAAGATAAAACAAGAATAGCTAGAAGTACCCCGGGAAAACTTCCTGCTTCTTTAAAGAGAGCATTAGATAAACTAAATAGACCTGCAATAGATTGGAAGTCTGAATTAGCTAAGTTTATAGACGAGGCAATATCAAAATCTAAATATACACTACCCGCTAGAAGATTCCTAGGAACTGGAAAAGCTCAGTATGGGTATAAAAGATATAAAGAGGAATTTGAAAACATAGTTATTGCTATAGATACTTCTGGATCGATAAGCAAAGAAATGATTGAGCAATTCTTAGGAGAAGTTCGAGGAATAACTCAGGCTTACAACCCTCGAAAAACTGTTATATTATATTGTGACACCCAAGTTTATGCACCAGATATATTAGAGCCTGGGGATTCACCAGATTACTCTAAAATAGCTGGAGGTGGAGGAACTAATTTTTGGCCTCCTTTTAAATGGGTACAACAGGAGCTAATAGATAAAGGTGAGAAACCTACTGTATTCATTTACTTTACTGACGGATTTGCAACTTTCCCTAGTGTGAATGATTATGACATATCAACTTATGATAATAGATGTATATGGGTTTTCCTTTCGTTCAATGACGAGCCTTTTGGGACACCACAGCCTTTTGGAGAAAGAATAGATATTATACTTGCCAACAAGGAAGTAAAAAGAATATAAAAATAGATATATAAAATAAAAACTCGAAATGGGGAAAAGAATTTATAACTTTAATCAATTTGTCAATGAATCTTATGTAAATGAAGGCTTCTTCTCTGATTTAGGAAGAAAGGTTTCTGCATGGGCTAAGAATCTATACAATGCGGTTAAATCCGGATTAATTAGTATTATATCATCAGGTCCTAAACAAGGAACACCTAGGGTATCTCTTTTTGATGATTCTAAAAGCGAATCTATCCTAAATCAAGTTAACAATTTCTATAGAGGCACTGAATATTATAGAATGAACAATCTTCAAATGCCTGAAACATTAGAAGAAAGTTATCTTGCAGAAGACGCAGTCCCTTTAGAATATCCAATTGCAGACGATGTCCCTAACTACTCCGAACAAGAGATCAAGGATAACATCAAAAGAAATATGAGAGACATATTTAGAGTTGCTGATGAAATGGATGCTGCAAAAGAATCTGGAGCTTCTGAAGACAAGGTGGATGATATCTATAGGGGAATATTAGACGTTAAACCTATCTTTATATACGGAGCACCTGGTATCGGTAAAACACAGATCGTTGCTCAAGTATGTGATGAATTAGGTAAAGAGTTATACGGACATAAACTTTCTCTAGTTAATGTTGATGGAGAAAATGCTGAACCGGTTGACTTTGCTGGTGTACCTAGTGTAGTTGATTTGGAAGCTCCTTCTAGCAAAAACCCACTAGGGAGGGGCGTTACCAGATCTAATATTAATGCTGATATCCTTCCTTATGACAATGGTAGAAATGGTAAAGGCGGTATCATCTTTATCGATGAGTTAAACCGAATGCCAGAAGAGGTTATTAAAATATTTATGAAGCTTGCTCAATCAAGAAGAGTTGGTAACAATTATAAAATTCCTTCTAGATGGTACATCGTTGCAGCAGGTAACAGAAAAGAGGATGATCCTAGAGGAGGTATTAGAGAGCTTGGTACTGCTCTTAGAGACAGATTCGAGGCAGTTAACTTTGTTCCAACTGTAGAAGGATTTAGAAAATACGTAGAAGGAAGCAGATATAAAGATGTGGTTCTTCCTGAACTATTAGATTTCCTTGAATTCCAAAGTGAATTCTTCCACAATTTAGATCCAGATTTAAGGAAAACTAAATATCCAACTCCTAGAGCATGGGTAGATGCTTCAAACTCATTAAAAAGAGCAGTAAGAGAATTAGAGAGTAAGGGAATTACTACGGTACCTGAATCTTTAATCAGAAGAGAGTTTTCTAAAAACGTTGGTAACGATGCAACAGCAGCATTCTTAGTATTCTATAACGTTGCTAAGGAAGTACCAGTAAAAGAATTAGATTTAGTTTACACTGATCCTGAAAGAGCTCCTAAAGCAAAACCAGGAAGACCAGATTACAATTATGCTCTAGCAGCTGCTATAATTAGAAAGAGTCTTAAAATGAAACTTACATCTAAAGAAGTTTGCAACTTTATGAAATGGTTATCTACAAACGTGGAACCAGAAGAGGGAGGAGCTTTCTTATCTTACTTTGTCAACAGCAATATGTACATTACTAAAGACCAAGATTCTGTTGCATGTGTAGGTCCTTTAGCTGCTAAATGGAAAGAGGATTTGCCTGGTATTAATATCTAATTAATGAAAAAATACAGCGAAATAAAGGAAGGTCATATGTACAAGTATGACCTTTCTAATAGCAAGAAGCTTTTAGAAGAGGCTATTGAAAAGATAAATGCTGTTAGGGAAGAATTTGCAAAGATGGACGATGTTGATCTAGGCGAGTTAGAAGAGGGATGGAATCTTATAGATAAATACTATGGAAACGTGGTAAGAGGAGAAATATTTAAAAGAAAAAACAAGAGGTATATTCCTAACACTTCTGCTGTTTTTCCTAGAAAAGGAGACAATTGAAAATTATGAAACATATTAAACTATTTGAACAGTTCTTATTCGAAGAAGATGGATTTGGAAGAGATTTTTTCTTCAAAAAGAAGGAAGGTAAAGTTTCCAAGTACTTTTTTAAGATAGAGGGCGAAGAAGAAACTCATGGCTTTATAGTAAATATAGGCAAGCTATCTAGAGAAATCTCTATAGATGAAGCAGAGAATAGTTACTGTGTTATTTCAGTTGAACCTATAAAAGAGTCTGTTATGGACGACTATTTAGTTAGAGACACTGATTATAAATCCAGAGAAGATGACGAATTCCCATTGAGTAAATCTGAGTTCATGAGATTCTATAAAATAATGGGAGAGTGTATCAAAGATTATTTACAGAGCAATCCTAAAGTTTCTAAGATCTATGATGAGATTCCTCTTAATTTAGAGATCGATATGGATGAGTATAAGGATCGAACAGAATCTCTAATGGATCAATGGAGCTACGATAGATGGAGCGTACAAGACGGATCATCTGAAAGAACGTTACTTTATAGTAGAAGAGATCATGAATAATAAGATTCTTTCATACGAAGAATTTGTAAACGAATCAAGAATTCCTATTGCATGGGCTAAGCCTTCGCAAACAACAATAAAGGTTCTCTCATTTATAGGCGAGAATGAAAAAGTTACAAAGAGAGAACTAATCGAATTCCTAGATAGTATACCAGAGGATGCCTCAGGAAAAAAACCAAGCATGAATTGGGTGAGAGGACAAAAGAAATACATAAAATATAAGGTAGAGGAAGAAGAAGCCAACTATTTTTCACTAACCACACTAGGAAAAAGAATACTAAAATCAGCTAAAGTTAACGAATAACCTATCTAAACGGGGTTAAAATGAAACATTTCTATACATTTGCTGTATAACTATAAAATATTTAACAATGGAAACTTACGAAAAAATCAAAGAATTGGTAGCAAACATGGAAAAAGATATGGATGCTTTCTACGCTAAAGGAAACAAATCTGCAGGAACTAGAGTTCGTACAGCTTGTCAAGAGCTTAAGAAATTAGCTCAAGACCTAAGAGTAAATGTACAAGAAACTAAAAACACTAAAGCTTAATCTTTATGGGTTATTATATTTGTAAAGTTAGCTTTTTTACTGGCGAGGTTTCTAAAAGTACAGGAAAAGCAAAAGCATCTAAATCAGAGATCTTAGTTGAAGCTGAGAGTGTTACTGATGCAGAAGCTACCCTTCATAAGCATTTGTCTGGAGACAATGCAACTGCTCATTTAGATTTTGAAGTTACTGCGGTAGCTCAATCTAAAATCGAATCAGTAGTACAGATGAGGGGGTAATCAAAATTCTTTTATTTAATCCCGATAGATATATAATCTGTCGGGATTTTTTTTGTCCCGTTATTTAACATAGATGAAAAAAACGAGAGAACATTCCGCAGAAACTAGCTCTTATGAGCCACCTGTTTCTCCTGTGAAAATTCCAGATGGTGATACAGGATTCAATATGGTTAAAAACAACTATAGAAGATTTATATGGACTTGGAACGAATATATAAAGAAAAAACCAAAATTCCAAAAAACATAAATTTATGCCAGCAGTATCTAAAACACAGCAGAGATTAATGGGACAAGCATATGGTGTACGTAAATGGATGGACACTAATGGAAAAGATGGAATAAATCCTGATGATATAAAATCCACATACAGGGAAACTATAGTTGATATTGCTAAAAATATGAAGAAGAAATCCCTTAAGGATTTTGCAAGTACTAAGCATAAGAGATTACCGGAAGAGATTGGTGAAAACATAAGTACAATAATACCACATCTTAGTCCAGAGTCAAATAAACCAAGAAAAAGTAAATCTAGAAAGATGCAGAATCTTGCAGACTATAGAGAATTCACTAACAAAAAAAATAATAAAAAATGAGCGAAGATTGCGGATGTGGAGCAACCACAGATAACATTAGAAATTATGAAACCTATTCTACATCTTCTAGATATGAACAGGATCCGTTAGTAGGAAAAAAGGTTTCTCTTATAGATGGTAGAAGCGGTAGGGTTGATGATTCAATCCGAAACAGCGTAGGCGAGGTTATAGGATATATTATCGAAGGTGAGAGAGGTATGTACAGAGTATTTAAAGATAAAATTGCAGCAGAAGTAGATGAAGGCGGTGGTGCGATGGCTTCTTTAGCCGGAACCCCAGGAATGGGAAACGTAGTTCCTCCAGGACCGGGTAGAACTGGATCTGGAGATCAATTTCCAAGCTTAACTGTTGGAACCCCTGCAGCTAGAAAAAAAAAGAAGAAAGCATCTAAAGAAACTAAAAATCCAATAAGTACTTCTCTTATGGACTTTAGAAGCTTTATGAAATCTAGTAAATCCAATCAGTAGTCTAATACGTTTTTATTTACAAAACGCATAAAATTTAAAGAAATTATACAAACTAAGATGTATATTTCTTAGTTTAGCTATGTGAATAGAATTAAGATAATACAAGAAGATTACTCGGAGGACCCATGGAAAGTTATAGTTTGTTGTATATTATTAAACCAAACTAGCAACAAACAGGTAAGGCCCTTAATAGAGAATTTTTTTAAAAAATGGCCAAATTCTAAATCTGTAATGGTTGAGGAGGATTCGGCCATTTCTGATTTTATAAAAACAACTGGATTCCAAAACGTAAAGGCAAAAAGGATAAAGCAATTTTCTTCTGCCTGGGAATCCGGTATAAGAGATCCCTTTAAATTCCCAGGTATTGGCGATTATGGTAGGGAAGCTTGGAGAATATTTGTTACTGAGGATTTATCATTTATACCAAAGGATAAGAAGCTAAAAATGTATTTAGAAGGGGTTCGATAATATATACTATATGAATCACTTGTTAACGTATAAACAGCTATTTGAGAAAATGCAGATGGTAACTGCAAACTGGTCAATAATAAGCAACGAGGGATCTTTTGACAAGAAAGAGGAGAGTGGATATCTGGTATTTAGTAAGGATGGAACATTTTCTATAATCTATAACAAAAAAGATCCTAAAGAGGAAGCTAGAATAGAGTTCTATTCATCCAAGGAAAAATCAACTGATAAAAAATCTGTTTGTGAATGTAAGGTAACTACACCTTCAGGAGAGGATCGTGTAAAGAAAGGATTCCCTGATGTTACTACAAGTAATGTTTGGGAGATAGTATCAATATTTTTCGATTTCTGTGATTTAGAGAAAGCCCAGAAAAACGAGGTGGATAAGTTTTTAATGGGATTTTCTAAATCAATACAGGAGGTTAACAAAAGTGAAGATAAAGACCAGCTGCCAGCATCTTTTAAGGTTTTCCATAAGTATATAAAGGATTGGACTAAAAACACTCCTAAAGCGCCTTCTGTGTCTCATGACAGCTATAATTTTGAGTCTATAATAAAGAAGTTTGTAGAATATCTTAAAACAGATAAATCTGCTTAGTTTTCTTCCTTCCTTTTTAGCTGTTTCATATAATCATCCCATACCATCCCGCCTTCCTTTATAGAAGGACTTGGGTATTTGTGAAGCTCCGCTCTTTTGGACATTATATACGATGCTATGATTGCATCTTTTAATGTGATCTCTTTTTTATCAAGCATTTCCTGAACCTTTCTCACAGAGTTAATTGCTTCTATCTTGTTTGCGAACCTTAACCCCCGAGCATATTTTTTTTCTTTGCTAAAAGGATTTACAGCATTCAGGTAAATCTGTTCGAATAATTTGAAGGTTAGAATTTTTTTCACCTAATATATATTCCTTTTTGAAACCTCTTTGCCTTAGGGTCATAAAATAAGTATGATCATTAATATAGAGAACACGGGAAAGGGACTTACAGTATCTCATTACACAGAAGAGGGTGACGTTAACATGCTAGAAATACCTGTTCCTAAGCATCTAAATTTTGTTTGGCAGAAGACATCTGAAAACGACAGAAATAAGGATAGCGAATGGAGATCGTGGGACAATTTCCCAGTTAAAAAAGTATCTTCCAGTAGATTCGACAAATATAGAACTGTGGAGATATTAGAAGCTATTGATCCGCAAATAACAAAACCTCTTTGGGATTATCAGACACCAAAAAAATACTTTGTAGATATTGAGGTTGAAATAACTGACAACAGGGCAGATTCATTAGACACAGAGAATTCAAAAAACCGGGTTCTTTCTATAGGGATGGCTTCATCACAAGGAAAAATATTGGTTATTGGCCTAGAAGATATGCCACAGGATAAGATACTAAAGATAGAAAAAAGAATCAAGGAACACTTTAAAGATCTACCAGGGGAATGGACTTTTAATTACAGAAAGTTCGAAACTGAGTTTGATATGCTTTACACATTCCTTTCTAAGCTGGTACCAAAGATGCCTTTGATAACTGGATGGAACTGGTTTGGATATGACTGGCCATATCTAATGAACAGAGCAAAAAGACTTGGAATAGACCCAAGAATAGCTTCACCTAGTGGAATCCTTACAGGGGTAAACCAGATTCCTCTACATGTACTTATGGTGGATTACCTGGACATCTATAAAAAGTGGGATAGAGTTATCAAGATACGTGAGTCCAATTCATTAGATTATGTTGCTAATCAGGCAATAGGAATAAAGAAAATTTCCTACAACGGAACACTAAAAGATTTATATGAATCCGACTTTGAGACATTTATTTTCTATAATGCAGTTGACTGTGCATTAGTCCATTACATAGATAAAAGACTGGACACTATATCTACTTTTTTTAAAATCGCCGAAGTTAGTAGAGTAGAGATAGACAGAGCCCTTTCACCAGTTTGGACAACAGAGGTTCTGATGCTCAGAAAATTCATGGAAAGAAAAAGAGTAATAGTAAATGAGAGAAAAGGCGAATCCCATGTTAAGTTCGAAGGAGCTTATGTAAAGAAACCTGAAAAGGGTTTATATGAGTGGATCGCTTGTTTTGACTTTGCTTCACTGTATCCTAATACAATGATGCAGTGGGGAATATCACCGGAAGTTTATATTGGTAAAAATCTTAAAGAGATACCAGAGGGAGCTATTAAAACTTCATCAGGAGCAGTATTCTATAGCAAAGAAGGTAAGGAACCAATACTTAGAGAAATATTACAAGGCCTTTATGCACAAAGAAAAGCTACGAAGAAAAAATATTTTGAATGTGAAAAAGAAATAGAGAAAATTAAAAAAGCAATAAAAGCAAAATCATAAATTATGGCAAATACAGACAACAAATGCGCGGATCTTCCGGTAGAAGATTTCCACACAGGGGTAAACGATACTCTTGGATTAATTTACAACAAACAAGCAGAATTACAGAAAAGATACGGCTTCGATTTTAAAGATTGGACTTTGAAACAAATAGCTGATTTCTGGATGGTTAACAAACATGCACTAAGTGATGAATTAAACGAGATGTTTGATGCACTTGGGGGAGTTAATGATGGTATTGGTTCTGCGGGATGGAAATACTGGAAAGGTGATAACAAGAAAGCTGCTGAGATGAAAATATCAGATCTTAGTGAAAATGACAGATTAGAGCTATTTTATGAATGGATTGATGGATTACATTTCTTCATGAATTTTGGTATTTCTATGGGAATGACCAGTAAAGATATTGTTAATCTTTATATGGCAAAAAATTCCGAAAATCATGACAGACAAGAGAGAGGATATTAATATATAAATAACCCCCGTAGATAAGAAACAATATAAATAATATAAAAATAAAATGGAAAAGTTACTTACCCCAAATCCGAAAAGATTCTCATTATTCCCTGTCCAACAACACGATATGTGGACCATGTACAAAACTGCTGAGGCTTCTTTTTGGACTGCGGAGGAAATAGATTTAGCTCAAGACATCACTCATTGGAGAGATAAACTAAATGATAATGAAAGATACTTCATTAAACACGTAATTGCTTTCTTTAACAATTCGGACGGAATAGTTAACGAGAATCTTGCTGCTAACTTTTTCAATCAGGTACAATATCCTGAAGCAAGATGTTTTTATGGGTTTCAATTAGCTATAGAAAATATACACGGGGAAACATATTCTTTATTAATTGACACTTATATAAATGACGAGGAAGAGAAAGAGCATTTGTTTAATGCTATAGATACTGTTCCATCTGTTAAAAGAAAAGCGGACTGGGCTATGAAATGGATTGAGAAAGGCTCTTTCACAGAAACACTTATAGCTTTTGCCGCAGTGGAGGGTATTTTCTTTTCTGGGTCATTCTGTTCTATCTTCTGGTTAAAGAAAAGAGGATTGATGCCTGGTCTTTGCTTTGCTAATGAATTAATATCAAGAGACGAAGGATTACATTGCGATTTTGCTTGTTTACTTTACACTAAACACATCGAAAATAAACTTCCAGAAGAAACAGTGAGACAGATAATTACGGAAGCTGTAGAGATAGAAAAGGAGTTCGTAACATCATCTTTACCTGTTAGACTCATTGGAATGAATTCTGATCTTATGTGCGAATACATTGAATTCGTAGCAGATAGACTTCTAGTTTCTTTAGGATGCTCTAAAATATTTAATACTAAGTGTCCTTTTGATTTTATGGTAAACATTGCACTAGAGAACAAGGGAAATTTCTTCGAAGGAAGAGTGGGATCTTATCAAAAATCGGGTGTTATGGACAGCACAAAAGAAAATGGAAATAGTGGTAAAACTTTTTCGTTAGATGCTGATTTTTAGCCCCCTGTTAGAATATTCTCTTCGATATATAAAATCAAATAAGTTCACTAGTTTATGAGAGATATCAATAACCTTAGAAATGGAATTTTTATACACCTAACACATAAGTTCATTTCTGATATCTCCAAACTAATCGATTAATTTTTTTTAAAACAAAGAAACTGTTGGATAAAAAGTCCCTAAAAGAAAAAGTAAAATAAAAAATAAAATGGAAGTAATAAAAAGAGATGGCTCGAGAGAAAGAGTTAAGCTAGACAAGATCTTAAATAGAGTTAAGAAGCAGTGTTATGGTTTAAATATGGATTATATTGAACCAATGGAGATCGCTAAAAAGGTTATTCATGGTTTATATGATGGGATTTCATCAGTAGAGCTTGACGTTTTAGCAGCAGAGACAGCAGCTGCTTTAACTCCGACACATCCCGATTATTCAATATTAGCAGCTAGGATTAGCGTTACTTCCCTACACAAAAGAACTCCAAAAAGCTTCTCTGCTGTAATTGAGCAATTGTACAATTATGTAGATCCTAAGACCGGGCTAAAAGCACCAATGATTGCTGATGATATTTATAAAATCATATCTGAAAACTCTAAGGATATAGATTCACAGATCATCACTGATAGAGATTTGGATTATGATTATTTTGGGTATAAAACTTTAGAAAAATCATATCTTTTAAAAATCGACGGGCAACCAGCAGAAAGGCCACAGCAAATGTTAATGAGAGTTGCTATTGGTATTCACAAGGAAGATCTAGCTTCTGCTTATAGAACTTACGATTTAATGAGCCAGGGATTCTTCACACACGCTACCCCTACATTATTTAACTCCGGAACTAGAAGACCACAGCTTTCTTCGTGTTTCTTAGTATCAATGGACGACGATTCAATCCAGGGCATCTATAAAACATTATCTGATGTAGCACAAATATCTAAAAATGCTGGAGGTATTGGATTACACATTCATAACATAAGAGGAACAGGAGCGTATATCAAAGGAACCAACGGAGCATCTAATGGTATTATACCGATGTTAAAAGTATTCAACGAAACTGCTAGATATGTTGATCAAGGGGGTGGTAGAAGAAAAGGATCTTTTGCTATTTACCTAGAGCCTTGGCACTGTGACGTTGAGGACTTCTTAAATCTTAGAAAGAATCACGGTAAAGAGGAAATGAGAGCGAGAGATCTTTTCTTGGCTTTGTGGACTCCTGATCTGTTTATGGAAAGAGTTAAGGCTGATGGGGAATGGACTTTATTTTCACCTGATGAAGCTCCTGGACTTGATGATGTATATGGAGATGAATTTGTTAAACTCTATACAAAATATGAATCTGAAGGAAGAGGAAGAAAAACAATTAAAGCTCAAGAACTTTGGTACAAAATCATCGAAGCACAGATTGAAACAGGAACTCCTTACATGCTTTATAAGGATGCAGCTAATATAAAATCTAATCAGAAGAATTTAGGAACTATTAAATCTTCCAATCTTTGTACGGAGATTATGGAGTATTCAGATTCAAAAGAAACAGCAGTTTGTAATTTAGCTTCTATTGCATTACCTAAATTCATTATTCCTGGTAAGAAACCTAAATACGATCTCAATGCTCTTAAGGATATAGCTTACACAGCAACAATTAACCTTAATAGAGTAATTGATGTTAACTATTATCCTACTAAAGAAACTAAGACTTCTAATATGAAGCACAGACCAATTGGTATCGGTGTTCAAGGCTTGGCAGATACGTTTGCCATCTTAAAAATACCTTTTGAGTCTGATGAAGCTAAGAATTTAGACAGGGATATTTTCGAAGCAATTTATTACGGAGCTATGTGTGCTTCTGTTGATCTTGCAGAAAAAGAGGGAGCATACCAAACATTCAAAGGATCTCCACTATCCAAAGGATTATTTCAGTTTGATCTATGGAATGAATCACCTAGTCCAAGATGGAATTGGGAAGAATTAAGAGAAAGAGTTAAAACACACGGAGCTAGAAACTCTTTATTACTTGCTCCTATGCCCACTGCTTCAACAAGTCAGATTTTAGGAAACAACGAATGTTTTGAACCTTTCACTTCTAACATTTATATCAGAAAAACATTATCTGGTGAATTCCCTGTTGTTAATAAACATTTAGTTAAGGATCTAGTTAAAATAGGATTATGGAGTGAAAGTCTTAGAGATAAGATTATAATCAACAATGGATCTGTACAAGATATCCCAGAAATACCAGAAGATCTTAAATCTATCTACAAAACTGCTTGGGAGATGAGTCAGAAGATTATTATTGATCATGCTGCAACTAGAGCTCCTTTTATATGTCAAAGTCAAAGTATGAATTTATTTGTACAAGATGCTAACTTTGCTAAACTTTCATCCGCTCATTTTTATGGATGGGACAAAGGATTAAAAACCGGAAGCTACTATATCAGAACTAAAGCTGCAACAACAGCAATCAAAGGACTGGGGATAGATACATCTAGAGCAGAGCCTATTAAATCCGAATCGGAAAACTACAGCGACTTAGTTTGTAGTATAGATAACCCAGAGGATTGCGAGGCTTGCGGATCATAAATAGTAATATGGAAAAAAAGAAAAATTCGACCAGAAAGATAGATTCGTTTAAAGACTTTGTAAAAGAGTATGGCGATATAGATGGAAAAGAGAATCTGGAAGAGGTTCCTTGTATAATTATTACTGGCCCTCCAGGATGTGGAAAAGGAACCCAGTCAAATATAATAGCTAAGGGCATGAGATGGAAGCACGTTTCCACTGGTGATATCTTAAGAGCATCCGATAATAAGGATATAAAGAAGATGATGAAAACTGGAGAACTTCTACCCGATGATTTAGTAGGAAAGGAACTGATTTCATATCTTAAAGAATATTCAAAAACACATGATCCTAAGGGATTTATATTTGATGGATATCCTAGGAATTTAGCTCAGAAAGATATTTTTAATGAAATATGTGCTGTTAATAAGCTAAAACTTGTTTATGTTTTCTTCTTAAATGCACCAGAAGAAATCCTAAAGAAAAGAATAATGGAAAGGGGCAAATCTTCAGGAAGATCTGATGATAAGAATGAAAAAGCATTCAATAAAAGAATGAATGAATATAACGAACAGACTCTTCCTATGATAGAATCTATGAGAAATGGATCGGATTTCTTGGAAATATCAGCAAACAGAAGATTAGATGAGGTGTCGGATCTAATATTCAAAAAACTTAATGAAATTTAATTGGATTTTTTAGTATAACTTTTAAACCTAAAAAAATGTCTAAAAACAAAAAAGAAAAAACCATTCCCACGGAAATTAACCAGGTGGAGCCTATTATTCAAGAAAAATCTCAAGAAGAAAAATCGCAGCCAACTATCTGTCTAACGATGATAGTTAAGAATGAATCCCAGGTAATTAGAAGATGTATAGATTCTGTGAAGGACTATATTAGTTATTGGGTTATAGTAGATACTGGATCTACCGACGGAACTCAAGACCTAATAAAGGAAATAATGGAAGAATATGGGATTCCTGGAGAGTTACACGAGAGACCTTGGGTAGATTTTGGACACAACAGAACTGAGAGTTTAAACTATTCTAAGGATAAGGCAGACTATAGATTAATTATAGATGCGGATGATGTTTTATTCATCGAAAACCCTGAAGTAAATCCATTCTTAAACATCTCTAAAGATTTCTATAAGATTAAAATCCGTTTAGGGTCACTAGCTTATTATAGAACACAATTAGTACGTGGTGATCAGAACTGGAAATATGTTGGAGTACTTCATGAATATCTTTCAGGTCCGGAGGATATGCAATTGGAGGAGGATTTCCTAGATGGTATAGAGATGCACGCTTCAGTTTCTGGACACAATAGAGATATTAAAGGTAAAGATAAGTACTACAATGATGCTTTGATCTTTGAAAAAGCTATATTAACAACACCTAAGGAAGATCTTCCAATAGATCTTGAGAGAAGATATGTTTTTTATATGGCTCAAAGCTATAGAGATGCTGGAATGCACCAGAGATCTATAGAAGCTTATCAAAGAAGAATAGATCTTGGTGGGTGGAACGAAGAAATATACATCTCAAAATATTGGATAGCTAGACAGAAACAAACCATGGAAAGTCCAGATCAGGAGATTATAGATGCTTACTTGAAAGCTTGGGAATATAGGCCAAATAGATTGGAAGCTCTATACCATTTGATTAAATTTTTAGGATCAAGAAAAAGATATGCTCTAGCTTTTGCTCTATCTTCAGTTGGTATGAAAACTGGACCTTGCTCAGATATCTTGTTTGTTGAGGATGATATATGGAAATGGAGAATGCCTGATGAGTATTCAGTTCTTGCATACTATAACGGTAATGCAGAGGAAGCTCATAAGACAACAACAATTCTTATTAACTCTCCTGTGTTTGGTAAGATCCCTAAAAACGAGCAGGATAGGATCCATAAAAACATAGAATTTTACAACAAAGCAATTGGAAGAGAATCGGTAGAGGAAGAAAAAGAAGAATTGCAGGAGTCTTAGGATATATAACATAAAAAGTTATATAATGAGAATCCTGAGATTTTTAGAATTTATTAATGAATCAGTTTATAACGTTGGTATTCCTCTTTTCAGAGGAACTAGTACACAACCAGAAAGAACTATAAAGAGAAATAAATTCATAGGTGAAGTACAATCATTCTTAAGTCAGATTGCTAACGGTACACTTTCAGAAGTTACTGTTGTTGCTGAGATACCTACACAAGGAAAAAATACCCCTGCATATCTAAGAGATGTTTATGCTGAAATGGGATACGATCCTGGGAAGGATTATGATGAGGATATGTACGATCCTGAAACAGATGTTTACATGGGGGATAGAAGCAGAACAGCTGATGAGCCAACTAGAAACATCTTTGTAGATTCTGAATTTATTGTTAAGGATATAGATCAGACAAGAGGTGTTATTATTGCAATACCTTATTCTTTAAGAAAAAAGAACGTTATTGTTGAGCTTACACCTGAAATGATTGATGAGTGCTTCATCAAATAAATTCAACTTATAATCATATGGATTTTGAAGATTTCCATATTGCAAAAATAGGAAAGCATACCTTTATTTTAGAAGAGTGTAAAAACTTCCCAAAAGGATTATCTGAAAGGGAAGATCTACTCGAAAATGAAGGTATGCTTTTTGATTTTAAAGAGTCTGGTCCAGTTTCTTTCCATATGAAAGGATGTTTAATTCCACTGGATATTATATTCATAAAAGACGGAAAAATCGAAAAGATATATCACAATTGTAATCCCTGTGAGCTTAACGAGTGCGAAAAATTTGAGCATGAATCTGCAGATACCGTAGTGGAGCTCAAAGGAGGGACATGCAAGAAAAATATGATAAACGAAGGTCTCATCTATAGGTTAATGTGAGAAACTTTTTCCCCTGTCGATTTTATAATTAATGTATGTCATCAAAAAAAGAGATTAAAGTTCTCTCCGAGAGAGAACACATATTATTAAGACCTACTGTTTATGTGGGGAGTGTAAAACCAACTGACGAGAAGGTTCCTATAATAAGAAATAACAAGATTTTTATTGAATCTAAGAAGATTTCAGTTGGAATGTATAAATTATTCGACGAGGTCTTTTCTAATGCGTTAGACGAAGCTAAACGCATGAAAGGCAAGATGAAATCTATACATGTTTCTGTTAACTCTAAAGATAATAGCGTTTATGTTAGAGATACGGGTAACGGATTTTATAAAGGGACAGACATCAATAAGGTTAGTGGTAAAACAAATATCGAAACGGCGGTTTCCCAATTAAGAGCAGGATCTAACTTCGAAAATGACGATGTCGAAGAATCTTTAGTGGGAACCAACGGAATGGGGGTTAGTCTTGTAAATGTACTATCTAAATATTTTTCGATAGAAACAATAAATGAGAAATCCTATTACTTCCAAGAGTGGAAAAATTACGAAGGGAGTAGTCCTAAAATAAGTAAGAACGCTTCAAAAACAAATACGGGAACAACAGTTTCTTTCAAACCACTTTCTGATGTTTTTGGTGGGGATAAATGGGATAAGGAAGTTTTATATTCCACTTTGATACTGAAATATGACCTCATAAAAAGAGATCCTATTCTTAGCAACTTGATTATCGAATTATTCTGGGATGACGAGCTTCTAGATTTAAATGTATCTTTCCTTCCGGAGAATTCTTTTAAAGTAAATACTGATATAGGTCAGGTAACTATATGGGAAAAATACGAGGGATCAGGGTCGGTAAGTTTTGTAAATTCTGCTATGTGTACTGGTATACATCAAAAGATAGTTAATGACTTTATAAACACCAAACTGGATGATACACTCGGTCACCACTTTTATGATTCAATGATTGTTTTAAATCTTTCTCCTAAGTATGTTAAATTTGGGGATCAGAATAAAACTAGATTTGTAACAACGAGGGAGGAAATAGAAAATCTGTTAATAAACAAATTTGGAGCTAAGCTACAGGGATTTTTTAAAACTGATCTATTTGAGAGAATACTTAAAAAGGTAGAGGAAAGAAAGAATGATGGGTATGTTAAAAAGCTAAGATCTGAAAAGAGGAAAGTAAATCTAAAGCATTCACATAAATATTTTCCAGCTCAAAAATCAATTGCAGAAAACCTTTTTATTGTTGAGGGATTATCTGCGATGGGCTCAATTTTACAGAAAAGAAATCCCAAGGAAGATGGCGTGTATGCTCTAAAGGGTAAAATAAAAAATTGTAAGAATATAGGAGATCTATCAGATAATAAAGAAATATTAGAACTGATGCAGATACTTGGGTTAGATCCAACAGCAAGAAATATGGAAGTGGTTGGGTATAAAAAGATAGTTATAGCAACAGATCCGGATCCAGATGGATCACACATAACCTCCCTCCTAATAAACTTGTTCTATAAATGGTTTCCTATGGTGATAAGATCCAGGAGACTTAGCTTTTTGAAAATACCTCTTGTATCTGTAGGGGATCTAAAAAGAAGAAAATATTACTGGGATTTGGATGAATTCAAAGCTGCAAAACCGTCGGGTAACATCAGATATCTTAAGGGATTAGGATCTCTATCACTTGAGGATTGGGAATGGGTTATGACCAATAAATCATTGATATCCATAGAGGAAAGCGAAGATAGTAAAGATAAACTGGAGATGGCTTTTGGTGATTCGTCTGAATTGAGAAAAAAATGGCTTTCTAATAATTAGATTTATCTAAAATAAATGGATATATAAAATAATGATTTTAAGGTTAAAAGATTTTATTGTAGAGCAAGAAGCTCCAGCAGAAGCTCCTTTGAGCCAGTCTACTCCTAGTTCCAAGAAATTAAGCATTAATTGGATTAAACCAGATCTTGCGGAGGAGATAGAGCATTATGATGATAAAGCCAAACTAGAATTTTATCAGCATAATATAACTATCGGTAACAAAGACATTGGAAAATCCCCAGCTAGATCTACAAAATTTTATAGATATATTTTAGAGCCTTTTAGAAAAGGAAGTCTTGAAAATATTCCAATTGTTTCTGAATCTAGCTTTGATGTTAATAGCATACAAAATTTCATGGTTTACGAATATGATAACATAGTAAATGGTGCATATGGTAGAGCTTATGGAGATGTTCTTATTAAAACAACTGAGGAGTTAAAGAAAAAAGGAACTATCGATTTACCAGCTCCTATTGTAATCAAATTCATAAACTTCGGAGAGACTAGAACATCCGAAGAATCTAGTTATTATTTATTTTCTGGAAATAGAAGAGCAAATTTAGCACTTCAATATAATATTCCAATAAAGGCATGGGTTATAGATCTTATACCTTCAAGAAGGGATGTTAGACAATTCGCTGATCAGTCAGGTGCTTCATCTGATCCTGTTAAATTTAAGAAATTAATGAAGAGAGAAACAGGAAAAGAAAATATTGACGATCTAAACGCCAGAGAAAGATTCAAAATCATCCAGACTCTTAAGAATTTTTAATCTACCTTTATGGTATGATATACGAGAATAGAATGGGATACTGTTGTCTTTGTCTTTCCCTAGAGAAAGAAAAGGTAACGACAAATAGAGGTATGATTAAAAAAACATTCCTAGAAAAGGGAATTTCATACGTTTCTGAGCTTTGTCTAAAGAACACAGAAGATCTTATAAAGATAATCAGATTTAATGGTGATAAGGGAATAAGAATGTATCGAATGAGTTCAGATATGTTTCCTTGGATGTCTGAATACGAGATATGTGATTTACCTGATTACACATTAATTAAAAACAATCTCCAAATTGCTGGTGATCTATCTAAACAGCTAGACCAAAGATTAAGCTTCCATCCGTCTCCGTATTGTGTGATAGCATCAGAAAATCCGGCAGTTGTTGAAAAGTCTATTAAAGAACTAAGACAACATGCGGAGATAATGGATTTAATGGGATTAGAAAGAACACATAAGTATCCTATAAACATACATATAAACACAACTAAGCCAACAAAGGAAGAAGCAGCTAAAAGGTTTCTTGCTTCTTTCGAGATCCTCCCTGAAAGTGTTAAAAAAAGACTTGTTGTAGAGAATGACGACAAGAAAAGTCAATTCACTCCAAGTGATTTGTATAATATGATATATAAAGAGTCTGGAATACCTTTAACGTATGATTTTTTACATCATAAATGTAATCCGGACAACTTATCTGAAATAGATGCTTTAGATCTTTGTATATCTACTTGGCCAGATAACATTGTAGCTCTAACACATTTTTCAGATTCGAGAAAACTTTTTGAAGATTCTAGTGCTAAAGATGTAGCACACTCTGATTGGATATGGAGTAAAATAGAAACTTATGATCGAGTTTTCGATATAGAATTAGAGGTGAAGATGAAAGATCTCGCCTTATTGAAATACTTAGAGGAATGGAAGAAATAGATTTGACTAATTCTAAATTAAATCCGGATAATGAGATTTATCTTATATCCATAATGGAGGGAATAAGAGAAAATTATCCTGAGGTAGATTTAGAAAAAGAAATGGAAGAGCTTGGATATTCTTTCGATAGTTTGACAGAAGGTAATAATATTGTTTCATTCATGAAGAAGCTAAATGAAAAATACCCCGATTAGTTATGGATCTATTGAGGAGAGCTTTTATGTTTCCTTTGTATCTAGTACTTGGGTTTTTAGTTTTTTCTGTCATTTTTTTCTATGAATTCCCTAGGATTATTTTCGATATATTTTCTATAAATCACGAAAAAGGAAATAAACTTGGATAATTACTACCAAATTCTAGGCGTAAATGAAAATGCCGACCAGGAATCTATAAAAAAATCTTACAGATCCCTGGCAAAAAAATACCATCCTGATAAAAACAAGGAACCTGGAGCTGAGGAGAAATTTAAAAAAATAACTGAAGCTTATGAAAATCTTGGGGATCCTGCCAAGAGAAAAGAATATGACAGGAAAAGATCCTTCCAGGATGCTTTTGCTGGATTTGGATTTGGTAATAATTACAATAATAACAGTTACCGGGATCCTTTTTTCGACCATTACAATCCATCTGCACCGCAAGATCCTAAAGGATCGCATCTCAATATAACACTTAAAGTGAGTTTAAGTGATATCCTAAATGGTGTGGAAAAGAGAATAAAACTCAGAAGGGATAAGAAGTGTAAATCTTGTGAAGCTACTGGTGCTGAGGGTGGAGTTTCTTTCCAAACCTGTGGAACTTGTAACGGTATGGGACATATTGCTGTAAATAGAATGAATGGATTTGTCCAGATAAATTCGGTTACAGTTTGTAATGCCTGTAGCGGAACCGGAAGATCTATATTGGAATATTGTTTAGACTGCTTAGGTAAGGGTGTTTTACCTAATGAAGACATTATAGACATAAACATACCAGCCGGTGCTTCTGATGGTATGCAATTTGTTGTCTCTAACAAAGGTAACGAGGGGAAAGGTAATGGACTTCCGGGAGATCTCTATGTTAAAATAAGAGAGGTGCCTGATGATAATTTTGTAAGAAAGGGAACAGATTTAATAGCAGCAAAACAGATAACGTTTATCGAAGCTGTTCTAGGAACTAATATAGACGTACAAATGCCTGATGGTGAGAGATTAAAGGCAATTGTATCACCAGGAACTGTACCCGGTACGGTTCTTAAGTTTTCCCAAAGAGGAATACCAAATCTTGGATACGGTGGAAGAGGGGATTTTTTAGTAGAGCTAAACATTAAAATACCAACTGATCTTAGTAAAGATGAGATAGCTTTTATTAAGGAGCTTGGTGAATATGATATTTTTAAATAATAATTATGGAGGTCTTTGTATTTTATATTCTTTCTATATGGGGACTTACTCATATATTAGTATCCTCTAAGATATTTGAAAATTTTAGAAATTGGACAATTATAAAATTGCCTTTTATTGGCGATATGCTTAGCTGTTACCAGTGCACTTCTTTTTGGGTTTCCTTATCACTTTATCCAATGTTTAATGATTTAAAATTCGGAGGGATATGTTTAGAGTTTTATGGATTATCATTTCCTCTGGACGCTATTCTTTGTTCTTTTATAGGATCTGGATTAATATCATTTATATCTGTGATAATGTCTTTCTTGATAAAAAAATCTAGGTAACACAAATTGATATATAGAGTATGGAAAAGAATATTAAAATACTCTCGTTTGATCAATTTATGAACGAGCAAACTGAGGAATCAGGAGCTACCGGATCAACTGCAGCTACTCCAGGTGAAAATTTAGCTAAGCCAGAGACTGATAAGGAAGCAAGATCTAGAATTGCTCTAGGTATAGTTCAGAATCTATTTGGTGATGTTAAAGGATTAACTGGCGGAGTTGATAGCATTATAGATCAGACTAATAAAGAGGTTAAGGAATCACTACCATATAAAGGATGTGGAGCATCCGAGGGATATAAAATGGATAAGGGTGATCTTTCAGTATTAACCATTAAGATATTACTTGAATACTTACACGAAAAACAAATAGGAAACTACGAGAAATCTCTAAAAGAGCTAAACGAGAAGAGGTCTATAATAGTTGGTGTAAGAAATAAATTAGCAATAAAGAAAGAAGCAATAAATCAGGATAGATTCTGCGACGCTCTTTATTTTATTCCAGGAAATGCCAGCGATGGTACAGATGCTGGAACAGGATCTACCGGATCTACTGGACCTACTGGCTCTACAGGACCTGCTGAAACAGTTAATAAAGAACCTAAAAAGGAGGATGTATTTTCTAGAATTAAGAGCAAAAAAGGCGAAAAAAAGAATGAATCATATTCTATAGTGGAATCGATTGATTATAGAATAAATGAATTGGAATATCTTTCTGAGTCTGGCTTATGGAGTTTCGGTAAGTTCGAAGAAATGGGAAGAGAGAGGAATTTCCTTATACAACATAAAGAACTTATAGAAGAGGGTGAAATATCTGAATCAAGATTTATAGAACTATATGAAGATTTTCTAGGTATAGGAGCAGGACTTACGTGGATAGGAAAAAAATTAGGAATAGTTAAGGATGATAAGCCCAAGGGAGGCGGAGTGATAGCTTCTGCTCAAAATATAGTAAAAGCTGCTAATGAACAACCAGCATTACCGACTGGTCCAACTGG